CCGAGAACTGTGGATCGTTGTCCGTGATTCGATTTACAATAGTATCGATTGCACCTTGCACGTTATGTGCTTGACGGTACGCACTATACAATTGTTGTTTGTAGTTTTCTGTTATTTGGTCACGTAATGTTTGTGACATTTGTACACTAGCCATATTATTTCCTCCAAGATGGTTCGACTCTGCGCCAGCCAGCTTTAACTGTTGGCACTTTTACATTAAATGGTTTAGTCATAACGACTTTGTTTACTTTTTTGACTTCAAGCACCTCGTGAGTCATAGTCTTTTTGAGAACAAATAAGACAAGAGATGCAGTCAAGCCGCCGATCATAGCTGCAGTCATGCCGCTGAAGGTACCGTAGAAACAGACCATCAGCGTAACTGTGATAAGCACGTCGACAAAAATATCATTACCGATAGTCTTACGACCACCAGCTTTAAGCGCCAGCAAAAGCAGTCCTAGCGCGCTGAGTATGCCTACTAGTAACATCATTCCTCCTTTGCCATGCAAGAAAAGCCATATACGCAAACTGTATAAGCTCGATTAGAATCCACAATGCTGTGGTAATAGTACCGACTACATTAGTCATTAGATTAACCTCCATAATAAATAAATAATACACCCGAGGCCGACCCCGACACCGAGCAGAAGCAACGAATACTGAATACTTGTTGCAAGACCGAATAATAGAAACAACACAGCTGTGCCGGTCAACACAGATATACCAAAGTCTTTGGCATATTGTTTACATTTTGATAACTTCTCCATAAGGAGCCTCCTCACTTGCTGTAGTTACCCACAATACTGGATAACTTGGTTTATCTCCGAAGTCTGATTGACTAGCTTCAAGGTCAGTCAAGTACACAAGAGCTGCCACGTTGGGATGGTGCTCGTTGACGTAGTCAATGACTGGATAGAAACTAGTACCACCTCTACCTTTGTATGTAACTTTGAGAGGCAATGACTCACGAGTGTACTCGGTAGTTTCATTTACTTCTGCATCACATTGTATAAACTGCACTCGCTCAGGATTGAGTTCATGCAATATGTACGAGGTTTCGGTAGTAAACTGTGCCAACTCGTCTTCTGATATAGAACCAGATGTATCGACCGCAATCGCAATCTCTTCGAGACATGGATTATGGAGACTAGGCAGATACATACCTTGGCCAATGAATCGTCTGTTAGGACGAGCCCATGTGAAATCAGATTTGTTGTTCGCACGTAAGAAACGAGCCAACACAGCTTTCCAATCAACTCTTGGATCTGTAATCTCTGACACCAGCGATTGCATGTTGGCAGAGAGTTTACCTTGTGCTTTGGCGGCTTCAGCTGCTTGGTTAACTGCTACTTGCAGTTCCGATTCGATAGCACTAGCAGTACCGCTTGTACCATCAGAATTGGGATGATCCAGCACGCCACCGCAACCACCACCATCTACATACACTGCGTCCCATCCCTGAGGAGGTTCAGGTAGCATATTGTAGATAGCTTCGGTAGTCATGTTTTCGTACTGGTCATCCACCAGACCGCCTTTCGGCAGAATAAAACCTTCGGCTATAAGATGATTGTTAATAGCGTAGTCAGCTGCAACATTCCACTTGTGTGCATTGCGTTCTTGTCTACGCGTGTGATGCATGAGAACCAGGTGCATAACTTCGTGCGCCAGGAAACCTACACGTTCCATTTCTGTAAGCTTTTCAAACCACTTGACGTTGTAGAACAGATGTTTACCGTCTACTGCACCAGTTGGCTCGTCCCACTCGGTAGGCTTTTGCCTGAGGCACAAGGTACCGAAGAATGGGTTGTCAAGAATAAGTCTTGACCTAGCTTTTTGAAACAATGGATTCATTAATCATCTCCTAATAGTGCATCTTCTAACAGAACTTCACGCAGTCCTTGTAACTGGTCGTCTGCTAGTTCAGCAAGTTCTTGACGTCTACCTGTACGATCGTCTTTCTCGTACATTTTTGTCAGTTTTTCTTGTGGCACCAAGTCTTTGACATAAGGTGCAGCTTTAAGTAACTGATTTAAAGTAGAAAAATTACCCATGGCAACGTTTAGTTGCCTTATTTGATCATATCTTTGGTCAGATAAGTCTTTGTTGTAATTCTCAATAGTCATGCACTCAACAATAGTTGGGTCATCGCATGGCACGTCGAGTCTTAACTCATCGTAGTAACATAGAAACTTAGGTACTTCTGTTGGTGGACAACGAAGCTGATAAGATAAGTTTCTAGTATATTCATTACCTTCACCGTCATCGTCTGCTTCAACAGCCTCTGACCTGAGAGTAATGTAATCAACAGTCTGAGCAGGCATTGTCCTATCCCAGATGTCTTTGAACATTTTTTTAGTTTTCTCAACTTTGTCAACAATACCTAGCCTTTGCATAACAGAGTACCCATCGTCTGGGTACTCCTTCTTTGGATTAGCATTGTCAAATTTTTTACGAGCAGCATCAGTGATGTCGCTTTGTAATTGCGCAGATAATCTAACTGTTTTCATATAACCTCCTATAAAACAACGTTAGCGTTGTCAACGATCCACTTACGTACATCGTTGTGTGATTTGAGTTGTCTGTCTTTAGCCAAACAACCTTTAACTAAGACAACCTGAAACTCAACTGGTAACTTGTTGTTTAGCTTCATAATGTTTTCCATCATGTCATCCTGTGCTCTAGTAGCAACAGCAGTAGCAAGAGCATATAACAATGCAGGATTGTCGTCTTTCTTGTATGTTGATGGGTCTTTGAGCAACTGATTAATATCTGGTAGCTTGTTTGCAATCTCTTTGAATGCAATAAACTCACCGGCTGGTCCATCACCGACTAGTGATGACACACCGAAGAACAGACGTTCTGGATCTGTGTTTGCCCTGGATAGTTTTTTGCTGACCATTGACCAAGCACGTGGTGTTGGAAATGCATATTCGTCAGCGTCAAACTGTGACAACAGATTAGGTCTGTACTGTATGAACGAAATAACATCTGGGTCGATGTTGTGCTGATAAGCCCATTGCACCCAGTCGTCGAGTGTTGGCTCGAGCTCGTAATGTGCAAGTCTGTTACGTACAGGCGATGGCATCTGATAAACAGCTGCTGCATCGGTAAGTCTGTTGCCGGCACAGATGATTTGCCAACCGGCAGGCAATCTGTATTCACCAATCTGTTTTGTTAGTAACAGTTGTAAGAATGCGTTTTGCGTTGCTGGCGGTGCAGTTGGTAGCTCGTCGATGAAGAGTAAACCACGTTCACCGTCGCGTTCTGCGATTGGAAACACATCAGGCACAGCCCATGATGTAAACCGTTTGCCGGTTTCTTTGAGCTGTTTGATATATGGAATACCACGTACGTCGACAGGGTCGAACAAGTTAGCACGGAAGTCGATGAGCGGGACGCCCATCTCATCGGCAACCTGTCTTGGTATTTCTGATTTACCAATGCCTGGCCCACCCCAGATCATAGCTGGGTAGCCGGCATTGATGCAGTCAGTCAATTCTTGTTTTAGTTTTACTGGATTTATTGTGTGCATAATTACCTCCTATAATTTACCACGAACAGTCGTACCAGACCTTTTTGCCTTCATCAAGCCATTTGAGTGCTTGCTTACAGAACTTAAGGTCGAGTTCTTTATACTCTTTCATTGATTCTTCTTGAAACTGTTGTCCCCAAAAGAATCCGTCTGGGCAGAAAGGCAAGTCATTGTTTTCAACTAGCTTTTGTAGTTTTTCAATATCTTGTTTTTCTAAGAACATAACTTCAGCATAGTCATGCTTGCCATCCATTCTTAGTCCTTGCCAATACTTGGCGTCGTCGCCAAACGTTCTAACACGCCATAGTCTTTGCATGTATTCTTGCAGTCTGGCATGTTTACGCCAGTAAAATTCATCATTGCCTTGTAACGTTTCGTAGAACGCATCGTCATTGATTGGCTCTACATTCTCAGGTTGTGGCTCCTGAAAGCCTGCGTAAGCATCTAATCCCATAATTACCTCCTTGGAATAAAATGGGGAGCCGAAGCCCCCCGTTAGTTTAGGCTGAAGCGAACATATTTGTAGTATGTTGCTTGGTAGCCTGGTTTAGCTCAGTTGCAACTTTGACAGATGAATCTGCATGCTGTTTGAAGTTCCACTCAGCTAGTCGCTGTTGACGTCTTTCGATCTCATTTCTGACACGAACATCTTTTAGTGACAGATCGTGCAATCCGAATGATTCACCGATAAGACCAACAACAGCTGATAACATACGAGCCTTGCGACCGAGACCGAACATCTTCTCCTCACGCTCGACCAACCATACTGGTAAGTCATCGTTTGGATTAGCTGATTCAGTTTCTTCTTTGTACTCGTATGCAATAGACGCGAACTCTGCCCAAGTCCTGGTTGTCAACTGTAAGAAGTTGATACCTGTTGATTGTGGGTCAGTCTCAAGCAATGGCATAAGACCGTCCGCAATCTGTTGAACTTGTTGAAGATAATAATCTTCTTCTTTCTTACGAAGTCCACTGTCTTCAGTGTTGAATACCATTGGTGTATTCTTTTTAGACATGAATACGTCCATGATACCTTCTACTCTTGATGGCTGAGCAATAGCTTTGCCTTCGCCGTCAATAGAATATTTTCTGTAGTAAAAGTCAGGCAGATGCACAGGATCCTGTGATGCTCTGGCTTCACTACCAACTGGGTCACCGTTGGTGTCTGGTTTCCACGCAGACTCTGGTGTTTTTTGGTCAGGCAATAACTCGCCTGTTTCACCGTTTGCCATGTCTACGATTTCTGGACCTAGGTCCGATGGGTCAAAATGATTTGCCATAATTTCCTCCTTGTGGCTTAGTTTCAATACGTCTGATGAATCTCCTAAGAAACTCACCAGAATTCACATAATTAGCTTGCGATTGTGTTTCGCTTGCTTCGGCTTGTTGTAGCACCTCGTAGGGTACACTTACTTCGTCCATATCAACCTCCTTGTATAAAATGGAAAGGCTCGGCTTCTCATCCGAGCACGTGCTTTCGGTAACAACCCCCCCGAGCTTTAGTTGGTCCTCGGGGTGACACTACCAACTTAAGCTACTGCTTGAGCTGGCTGTTCAACAGACTGAGCTTTTTGCTCAATCTGTCTCATGAACACCTTGGCTTGCTGATTGTCAGCAGTCAATGGTATAGCTACGTCAAAGTGTAGTGTTAAGCTACCATCTTTGTTAGTAGTTGCAATGCCGACCTCTCTAGATCTAGATTTGCCGTCTTTGCCGTCTTTTAGTATGTATAATGAATACAACATATTTACCTCCTAGGTAAGTAAAGTTAAGTGGCTCGATACACCCGTATCAAACTCACACATACACCAGCAACGCCATCAAGCGTAGCGACTGGCGATAGATTTATGGTTCCACTGGTTCCACGTGGTTCCACGAGTCATGGAACACGAAAAACCTAATAACGATGCGTGGTTATAGGTTTGGTTCCACTGGTTCCACTAGTTCTAGGTTAAGATAATCTTTATTCTTTAACCGTGGTCCGTTGTCCGTCGACAACCTAGCGTTTGTTCCACGTGGAACAACGGAACCACACTAGTTGCAGTTACACGCAAACCAGCACTGCTATGCATGTTTGTCATGGTTCCACGACTTGGTTCCACATCTGCACATTCCCGTGGAACACAAGGAACCACAAATGCGTGGCGATGCACAAGCACGCACGCATGATGATAGTAGTCAAATGATAGTAGATAAGGGGGTGGTTAGCCCCCTGGGGTTAGAATATTAGGTTGAGGAAAGTGTTGATAAGAACCCCGAGGCTGAATGCCCCGAGGTAGAGACAGAACTTATACATTGTCAAAGTCAAACTCACCTTGAACAGGTGTCTTAGGAGCGAAAGTCTTTGGTGTAATCTTTAGACCAAGTTCTTCTGCTTGAGCTGTTGCGTCATCAATCTTAGCTTGGTTAGCTTTGATCTCTGAGTAGCCCTGTGTGAACTCCTTGATAGGATTAGATGCTGAATCAGTTACGACTCGTTGTGTCTTGTAAGTAAGACGACCTAGTTTATAAAATATACTCATGATGTACCTCCATGTACTTAAGAGTTAATAACACAAACATACTAACAACGTCACAAAGCGCTAGCGACTGACGACAAAAAAACCAAAACAAGGTTCCAAAGGTCAAAAGTCAAAGTGCGATGTACGATGTCGATCGGGTCGGTGATGGGTGTCTGGTGATAGAAGGAGAAGATGTCTCAGCGATATATTCTATATTTTTCAAAAAAAATTTTCCCACAAAAAATTTACAAGTTATCCACAAATAAGATATGCTTACGAATATGAGCTTAGCTACAGATCAATCGACCGAGGTCACCGAACAAGATAGACTGGACCTCCAATCACATTTCCCATACGCGGGTGTAAAGTTATCCGAGCTTTCGGTTCAGGAAGAAAGATTAATTTTATATTTTTTACGAGGCATGAGCAAAGCAGCAGCGGGTCGTGCTGCAGGGTACCGGAACCAAGATTCCGTGTACGAAGCTTTTAAGCGACCAAAGATTATGCAGGCCGTCGAGTATTTAAGAGAAGAGATGCGCGAAGAAGTTAAGTTCGACAGAAATACCGCGACTCAATTATATCTAGAAGCACATAGAAAATCAGCAACCGCGACTGAAGAAAAGAATGTCGTAGATTCGTTGTGCAAGCTTCACGGTCTATTTGCACCAGAACAAGCAACACAAGTTAATATTAATGTAGATAAAATTCAGCAATTAGAAAGACTGCCGGATTCCGAGCTGTTAAAGTTAGCTGGTGTAGATACAAAATATCTAGAACCCCAAGGAGGTACTAATGACTAAATACGCGCAACAAGCGAGAGCTACCAAAAGGAAACGTAAAGTTTCAAAAATGAAAAAATTTCCAGATTATTCTGGAGATGGCAAGATTACTAAAAAAGACATCTTGATGGGTAGAGGTATTATCCCTAAAAAGAAGAAGTGATCGTAGCTGTAACTGGAGCCAATGGGTATATTGGCCAAGAAGTTATAAAACAGCTTTCTAAAAAAGAAGGCATAAAAATCCTAACCTTTGATATAGATGACTGGGACATTCGACTGCCCTTATCTATATGCAATCCTGAAGTAGACGTTGTTATACATTTAGCTGGTTTAGTAAAAGTTGGCGAAAGTGTCGCGCGGCCTACGGCCTACTACTATACAAATGTAGTTGGTACTAAAAATGTTATTGAAGCATTTCCAAACGCAAAAATGATTTTTGCATCTACGGGCGCTGCTTATGATCCGACCTCACCTTATGCGCTTTCTAAAATAGCTGCCGAACAAATAGTCCAGGAGCTCTGTCCCGATTACACGATATTTAGATTTTTTAACGTTGGCGGTGGTAAGCCAACAAATCCTGAAGGTTTATATGCCGCGACCCAACGGGCCGTGGACCGTGGTTCGTTCACAATTTTCGGAAATGATTACGATACGGCAGATGGGACATGTGTCCGAGATTATGTGCACGTAGAAGATCTGTGCGCCGCATTGGTAGCGGCGGTCGGCCAACCGGGGTCTAAAAGTATCGAGCCGATTGGTTCCGGTAGGTCATATACAGTTAAAGAATATGTTGACGCCTGGCTACTAACTAATGGTAAACTATTTAATGTGGAGTTTGGTCCTAGGCGACCAGGCGATAATGAACGGTCGGAGGTACCACACCTCTCGAGGTTCGTAAGTCCGACCAAAACTATATATGACATAGTGAGGTTATAAATATGCATTGTATAAACGCACCCCAAAAAAAGATGTCCATGAAGAAGGGCAAAAAGAATAAAGGTTATTCAGGAGGAAAGAAGAAAAGTGCCGGCAAAAAGAAAAACTACTAAAAAGAAAAGCGGAGCTAAGCCTACAAACCCAGCTCTATATGCTAGAGTAAAAGCAGAAGCCAAAAGAAAATATAAAGTTTGGCCATCAGCTTATGCTTCTGGTTGGTTAACAAAGACTTATAAAGCAAGGGGTGGAGGCTATAGATAGTGGCCAGCTCTAAACCCAAAGGTGGACTAACTAAATGGTTCAAAGAAGAATGGGTTGATATAGGTAGAAAAAAGAAAGGTGGCGGACATGCACCGTGTGGTAGAAAGAAAGCGTCGACAAAACGTAAAGGCTACCCAAAGTGTGTACCAAAATCTAAAGCAGCAAGTATGACTGCTGCTCAGAAAAAGAGCGCAGTAAAAAGAAAAAGAGCCAAAGCTCAAGGAGTGGGTGGTAAGCCAACAAACGTGAGGACTTATGCCAAGAAAAAAAGAAAAGCCAATACGAAGAACAACAGGAAAAGGCGGTAATTACCGAAAAACCAAGTCTGGTGCCGGTATGACCAAGAAGGGTGTAGCTGCGTATAGGCGCGCGAACCCCGGTTCTAAGTTAAAGACCGCTGTTACTGGTAAAGTTAAGAAAGGTTCTAAAGCTGCAAAGCGAAGAAAGTCATATTGCGCTAGGTCATTAGGACAGTTAAAACGAAGTTCTGCTAAAACTAGGAACAATCCAAACTCTAGAATTAGGCAGGCAAGGAGAAGATGGAAGTGCTAGAGAATATTTTAGGCATTTTGTTACTTATTTTTATGGGTTGGGCCGCTTATATGTCGTCACATATAATAGCTGAACGTAAAGCCGGCAAACACATACCACTACCTTGGGAAAAAAAGCCCAAAAAAAGAGGTAGACCGCCTAAAAAGAAAAAGTGACAGAGCAAATTAAGATAGAATGCTATAAGTGCAAGAAACTTTTAGCAGATAACCTTGTTTTACCTAAAGGTTTGTGCGTTTATTGTGCTGCAGATGAAGCAGATCAGCTTCCCCAACCCCAAAAACAAGAAAAAACCTCAAAAAAAGAGCAAAATGCTCAAATTCGTGCGGAACAGGAGCTGGCAAAGCGTATTTTGTCCAGAAAACGCATGTTACCCTTCGTAGAAAAGTTTAATCCCGATTACCAAGCAGGCTGGGTACATAAAGATATCTGTAAAAGGCTAGAAAAATTTAGTCAAGACGTGGCAGATAAGAAATCCCCAAGACTTATGCTGTTTATGCCCCCTCGTCATGGTAAATCTACCTTAGCAAGTATTGCCTTCCCTGCTTGGCACCTTGGCCGTAACCCTGGACATGAGTTTATTAGTTGTTCTTACTCAGGTTCATTAGCTATGAGTTTTTCTAGAAAGGTTAGACAAGTGCTCAGAGAGCCAAATTACAAAAAAGTTTTTGAATCTACTAAATTAGACAAAGATTCACAGTCTGTAGAATCCTGGCAAACGACCGAAGGCGGCGGTTATGTAGCAGCTGGTGTTGGTGGTGGTATCACAGGTAAAGGTGCGCACATATTACTAATCGATGACCCAGTAAAAAACAGAGAAGATGCAGAATCAGAGAACAATAGAGAAGCAACTTGGGATTGGTACACTTCTACTGCCTATACTCGTCTTGCTCCAGGTGGAGGTATCTTGGTTATTTTAACAAGATGGCACGATGATGATCTAGCTGGACGTTTGTTGATGGCTGGCGAAAACGGAGCCGATGATTGGGAAGTAGTTAAATACCCAGCGATTGCAGAAGAAGATGAAGAGTTTCGTGCAACCGGTGAGCCGCTGCACCCTGAACGATACAATGTAGAATCTTTAGAAAAAATACAAAAAGCTATAGGCCCTAGAGACTGGACTGCTTTGTATCAACAGAATCCAGTATCCGATGAAGGTGATTACTTTACTAGGGATATGATTCAGTATTATGACCCAGCTGATATAGACTATGATAAGATGCGCTATTATACGGCCTGGGATCTAGCTATTGGGCAACGAGATAGAAACGACTATTCTGTTGGCATAACTGTAGGTATTGACGAGTACGATAATATGTTCGTAGTAGATATAATCCGCGGTAAATACGACGGTTTTGAATTAGTAGAAAAAATATTAGATTTCTACGAACAGTGGAGACCTGGTATAGTGGGGATAGAACGTGGGCATATAGAAATGGCCATCGGTCCTTTTTTGGAGAAACGTGTAGCAGAACGTAGATTACATTCTGCATATTTTAAAGATTTAAAAGTAGGGAGACGTGATAAAGAAGCAAGAGCTAGAGCTATTCAAGGTAGAATGCAACAGGGTAAGGTTTTTGTACCTGAAGATGCAGTCTGGACCGGGCCTCTTGTGGCTGAACTTTTGCGTTTTCCTAACGGCGTGCATGATGATCAAGTTGACGCCCTGGCCTGGGTGGGTTTGATGATGACAGAATACGCAACTTTTTACGAAGCACCAGAGCATGTACCTTCGTGGAGAGATAGGTTAGAATTAATTGCAAAAGGGCCGAAAAAGAAATCGGCAATGAGTGCGTAATATGGCATATAGTAAAAAACCAAAGAAAAATTTAACAAAAGCCGAACAACTGACACTTGCAAAAAGTCAGTGGAATGCATATACACGGGCTAGAGATTCAGGCCATGAAGAGTACATACACCTCGCAAAAAAATGCGACATGTACTACAGGGGAGACCAATGGGATGAGTTTGACATGCAGCAGCTTGATGACCAGGGTCGACCAGCTTTAACAATCAATACTATTTTACCAACTGTAAATGCAGTTCTAGCAGAACAAAGTTCAAAGAAAGCAGATATACAATTTAAACCTAGGGGCGGAGGTAACCAAGATGTTGCCGACGTTCTTACAAAAGTTTATGCCCAAGTAGCTGACAACAATAAGTTAGATTGGGTAGAGCAACAAGTTTTTTCTGATGGGTTAATTCAAGACAGAGGATGGTTTGATGTGCGTGTGGATTTTGACGACCATGTAAACGGAGAAGTTAGAATAGAGTCAAAAGACCCATTAGATATTCTTATAGACCCAGATGCAAAACATTATGACCCAAGAACTTGGAATGAAATATTTGAAACCAAGTGGATGAGTATAGATGAGATAGAAGAACAGTACGGACAAAAAGAAGCTGATCAGTTACGCATGCTAGCAGAAACTGGCACGACTTTAGGTGCTGACTCTATGGAGTTTGAAGAAGAAAGGTACGGAGACAGTGATGAGTATAACTACGGACAACAATATCCTGGAGATCCGGAGAACGCACGAATGCTCAGGTCGATTAGAGTTATAGAAAGGCAGTACTATAAATTAAACGACTGTATGTTTTATGTAGACCCAGTAACTGGAGATAAAAGAGAAGTACCATACAACTGGGGTAAAAAGAAAAGAGAGCAGTTTGCAGATCAGTTCGGATTAGATATTATTCAGAAAAAAATGCGAAAGGTCCGCTGGACCGTGACCGCGGACACCGTGGTTTTATTCGATGACTGGTCACCGTATCATCATTTTACGCTCGTACCATTTTTTCCATACTTTCGAAGAGGTAAACCGTTCGGTATGGTCCGAAACTTATTATCACCCCAAGAACAGCTCAACAAAATTACTTCTCAAGAGCTACATATAGTAAATACAACAGCTAATAGTGGTTGGATTGTAGAGAACGGTTCTCTTTCGGGCATGACTGCAGATGATCTAGAAGAACACGGAGCAGAGACAGGTTTAGTATTAGAGTTTAACCGTGGGTCTACACCACCTGCAAAAATACCACCTAATCAAATACCAACAGGTTTAGATAGATTAGGACAAAAAGCTGCGTCAAATATTAAACAGATAAGTGGTATAACAGACGCTATGCTCGGTATGGATAGCCCAGAAGTTTCTGGTGTAGCTATAAATGCTAAACAAAATAGAGGTTCTTTGCTTTTACAAGTGCCATTAGATAACTTAGCTAAAACAAGACAGTATTTAGCAGAAAAAATATTAAACCTTGTACAAGCTTATTACACAGAAGAAAGGATTATACAAATCACCGACGAATCTGATCCTTATAAACCTAGAGAAAAACTAAGAATAAACCAACAAACTCCAGAAGGTCAGATTATAAATGACCTTACTATAGGAGAGTATGATGTAGTAGTTGGTACTGCTCCTGCTAGAGATAACTTTGACGAAATGCAGTTTGCTGAAGCTATTGAACTTAGAGGCGTGGGTGTACCAATACCAAATGACATGATTGTTGAGTACTCACATTTATCACGTAAAGCAGATATAGCAGAAAGAATTAGACAAATGGAAGGTACTGCTCCTCCAACAGAAGAACAAGTACAATTACAACAGTTCCAGATGGAGTCACAAATTAGAAGCACACAGCTTGAGATAGCTAAACTTGAAGCTGAAGTAACTAACTTACAGACTTCTGCAGAGCTAAATATGGCTAAAGCACAAAACGAACAAATAGATCCACAGTTGAAGGTTGCTGAATTACAAAGTAAAATTCAATCTAAACGTGAAGAACTGGGTTTACGCGAGAAGTTGTCAGAGTTGACAAACTCAATGCGTAAAGACCAAAGCGATACTGCAGCTGCTGCTAAATTAGCGGCTGCGGCCATGAAACCACAAGGAGGTAACAGAAATGGCGAAAGATAATACTACGACAGACGATAAGATCGAACTAGACGTAATGCCTGGGGCAGATCCAAAGACCGAAGAAGATGTAAAAGGTTTTGAAGTTGATATGAACTTTGAAGCTCCAGAAGAAGATGAAGTAGAATTTCCCAAGGAGGAAGAAATTGAAGAAGTCGAAGAACTTAAGGCTGACGAAGAACCATCTGAAGAGCCTGAAGCGGAAGCAGAAGAGGAAGTCGTTGAAGCTGCAGACGAAGTCGCAGAAGATACAGGAGAAGAAACAGTATTGGCAGAAGATGACGGAACTGCACAACAACCTGTTGAGCCAATACAAGAAGGACTTGATGAAGAAAAACAACCAATGATTCCAAAGTCTAGGTTTGATGAAGTCCTAGCAAAACAAAAAGCTTTACAAAAACAACTACAAGAAGCTACTAATCCCGTAGAAAAAATAGAAAATGCTCCTGAGTATGATTTTTCTGCTAAAGAAATAGAGTATCAAGAACATATTTTAAATGGCGAGCCAGAAAAAGCTGCTGCTCTTAGGTCAGAAATAAGAGAAGCAGAAAGAAAAACTATGCTATTTGAAGTGCAACAACAAATGGGCCAGACTGTACAACAAAGTACAGAAGCTGTTGCTTTACAAAACAAAGCAATAGAATTACAAACTGCGCATCCTGAGTTAGATGAAAATAACGCTGCTTACAATGCGGACTTAACGCAAGAGGTTATGGACCTGAGAGACGCGTTTATGATTCAAGGGTTTAGCGGGGCGGATGCTTTAGATAAAGCCGCTAAGTATGTTATAAAACCTGCTTCAGTAGTTGCAGAAACACCTGCACCTAATCTAGAACAGAAAGAAGTAGCACAGCGCAAAAAGGTAGCAAATACAAGTAAAAAATTAGCAGCAGCTGAATCTCAACCGCCCACAATGAAGACAGGTAAGCAGAAAGTTGAGAAGAAAGTTGATGTAAGTTTATTATCTGCAGATGAGTTTGAAGCTCTGCCGGATGAAACTTTACGTAGAATGCGTGGAGATTTCGGATAAACTGTGGTATAAATTAAACAAGTTCGCACGTAAGAGCGATATCTTACCGGGGTCGTGTCCGTAAAAAACGTTTTCGCCTGTTAGTGCGTAAAACTAACCGGAGTCGTACTCCGTAATTAACGAGAGCGTTTCCCCTACGACAGTGGGTATACGGATAAAAGTCGCTCCAAAAGTCGACTGGTTAATAACTTTAATGATAGGAGAAATATCATGGCAAATACTAACTTTGCTGCGTTGACCAGTGAGCAGTTAACCATCTGGTCTAGAGATTTCTGGCGTGTAGCTAGAAATATGTCCTTCATTAACCAATTCGCGGGTAGCGGTAACAACGCTATGGTTCAGAGAATATCTGAGCTAACCCAATCAGAAAAGGGAGCTAGAGCTGTATTAACACTTTTAGCTGACATGACTGGTGACGGTATTGTTGGAGACAACACTCTCGAAGGTAATGAAGAATCACTAAGAGCGTTCGACATAGTCGTAACAATCGACCAACTAAGATTTGCGAACAGACTGTCAGGTAGACTGGCTGATCAAAAATCAGTTGTGAACTTTAGGGAACATTCAAGAGATGCTCTTGCTTATGCAATGGCTGACAGAATGGACCAATTAGCATTCCTTACACTAAGTGGTATTGGATACAACTTGAAAAACAATGGTGGTCTAAGACCGTCAATGAATTCAGGTCAAAATCTAAACGATTTAGAGTTTGCAAGCACTATAAGTGCACCAACTTCTAATAGACATAGAAGAGTGGATGCAACTGGTGGTCTTGTAGCTGGTGATGTTACTGCTTTAGAAGCAGCTGACAAATTAAGCTACAGCACTATTGTAGATCTAAAAGCTTACGCTAAAGATAACTACATTAGAGGACTAAGAGGTGCGGGTAACGACGAGACATTCCATCTTTTCGTAACACCACAAGTAATGGCTGACCTAAAACTTGATTCAGACTTTCTTGCTAACGTAAGAAATGCTGGAGTAAGAGGACCAGGTTCAAGCTTGTTCTCAGGTTCATCATCTCTAATGGTTGATGGCATCATGGTTCACGAGTTTAGACATGTGTTTAATACAAGTGGCGCTTTATCTGGTACATCATCAAACGCTGGTGCTGCTGGATATAAAGGTGGTGCAAATGCTGACGTAAACTACTCAAGATGTATTTTCGCTGGCGCACAATCATTAGCTATGGCAGATATTGGAGTACCAGAAATAGTAGAAGACACATTCGACTATGGTAACCAAAACGGTATTTCAATTGGTAAAATATTCGGACTCAAGAAGCCAGTTTATCATTCAGACCACACAGGTCAGGATGAAGACTTTGGTGTTATTGCGTTAGATGTTGCATACTAATTGTGATATATTTTATGGGTGGCTTTTATTAGCCACCCATTTTTAAGGAGGAAATTATGTGGATAGTATCAAATGAAGACAAATCAGTAGCTTCTACTTGGGGCGCAGTTATACATTTAAAAGCTGGCGAGCCAAGACAAGTTGGTGATGATTTGGGTTTACTTTGCTTACAAGCCGGATGCACGGAGGTAAAAGACGTCAAAGAAGCTCCAGTAGTAGAAGAAGCTCCCGTTGAGGAAGTTGTCGAAGAAGCTGCTGAAGAAAAATCTTTTGAGGACATGACCAAAGTGGAACTAGAAGCTTATGGCAGAACTATTGGTATTGAACTCGATAGACGTAAAAAGAAATCAGAGTTAATCGCAGAACTAGAATCTGCACAATAAGGATAAGATATGGCAGGGACACTTACAGGCGCTAACCTACTCAGCAGGATTCAGGACACCTTACAAGACACGACTAGTGTCAGATGGCCAGAAGCTGAGTTACTTAGGTATATAAACGACGCTCAGAGAGAAATTGTAAATTTCAGACCTGAGTCATCAGCTACTACAGCAAACGTACAGCTAGTTGCAGGTACTAAACAGGCTCTACCTTCTGGTGGGTTAAGGTTAATTAAAATAACTAGAAACATGAATGGTACAAGCAACAGTGCTACTGGTAAAAGAGCAATTAGAATCGTAAACGTAGACATCTTAAATACACAAGAACCGGATTGGAACGATCCGACTGTATCTGGAGATGCACAACACGGTACTGTAGTTAAACATTACATCTTTGATGAAGATGATCCAAGAAACTTTTACGTGTATCCAGGAGTAAATGGAAATGCATATGTGGAGATTGTGTATTCAGCAGCTCCAACAGATTTATCAAGCGCTTCTTCTACTATTTCAGTAGATGATATATATGCAAACGCAATTATTGATTTTGTTTTATACAGAGCGTATATGAAAGATGCAGAGTATGCAGGAAATGCGCAAAGAGCACAAAATCATTATCAATTGTTTACTGCAAGTATAGGACAAGGCGGACAATCCGCAATGTTGCTAGATCCTAATAACGACCAAGTTTCTAATATAGGGGCTGTTCCTAAGGTAATGCAACAGCAAGGTAGGTAAATGTGGCAGCCTACTCTTCTTTAGTTAAAGAAGTACTACCTTACGTACCTTTATGCCCAGATTCTTTGGTAGAACAAAACTTACGTTCTGCAACAATAGAGTTTTGTGAAAGATCAAAAGCGTATATTCTCGACATAGACCCCTTTAATACTATTTCAGGGGTATATGAGTATGATTTTGATATACCGACTGGGACAGAGGTACATCAAGTATTGTTAATGACACATGATGGCAATGATATGGACCCTATAAGCCCTCGTAGTCTAGAGTTAAACTACCCAGATTGGAGAAATAGAACAGGACAACCTCACGTATATTTACAAAAAACCCCTACTACTTTTTGGACAGTGCCTGTACCAAGTGGCTCAAAACAAGTAATAACTAGTGTTGCACTAAAACCAAGTAGAACCTCAAACAATATAGATACTAATATCTCTAATCAATATAGAGATGCAATCGTATACGGCACTTTGTATAGATTACTTAGGATGCCAAGTAGAGAATGGACCGATATAGGTGCGGCTCAAGAGTATTTATATCAGTTTAATTTAGAGATAAAACAAGCAGAATTAAGGGCCCGAGGCGGAGACCTAGGGGTAAAAAGAACTGTTAAGTACAAAGGAATAGGACTACCAAGGAGACGGTATGGAAAGTACGGAAAGGAGATCGACTACTGAGTTACCTTTGCCTGCTGATATACGGCAGTGTTGGGATAAGATTAAACCGGGTTTAGTCGAGATAATAAAAGAAAATCCATTACTTACCTTTATTCCTGAAGATGTTTACAGCGAATGTGTAAACGAAAGAGCGTTTCTTTACACGTCACCTGTAGGTTTTTTGGTATTAACTGTAGAGGTTGATACGTTCACAAAAGACAAGACATTATTGCTATGGATAGCGTATACTTACAATAAGGGCGGACACGAGTGGTTAGCCCATGATGAGTGGTTTAACGACCTAGCTAAACAAGCAGGTTGTAAGTATCTCGAAGCGAGATCACGAGTACCAGAAATGGAATCGTACACAAAGAAGATAGGATGGGAGTTAGACACACGAATTTATAGGAAAGATGTTAAATGAGTAGTAAACCTAAAAGTTCAGAGTACAAAGCAAGCGATCAAGAGAAAGCACTTGCTTCTGTTTCTTTAGCTGAAAAAAACTATTTTAGACAGAAGTATCTACCTAAACTTACACAGTTAAGAGATAGAGCAAGTACAGAAAACTACGAAAGCGTAGCAACGGGCCGTGCACAAGCAGATACTATGCAAGCTTTATCTAGACCTAGCTTACAAGCTGCGCAATCTGTTGATACTGCAGCTAATATGGCTTCTGCAGCTGGGGCTCAGGCTTTACAAGGTAGAGCTCAGGGTCTGACAGCGCAAAGAGGTGACCAGGTAAATGTTCTTAAAAATGCTAGAGGCATGGCGGCAGATGCACAATCTGGTTTATCTAAAGCTGCACGAATAGAGTCAACAAAACAATTACAATTTGCTCAAGCTAAACAGAATAGAAGAAACGCTAATTTTGCTATGGGTACTAAGCTTTTAGGTGGAGCAATAGAAAAAGATAAAGCGAATGAAGGTGGGTTCTTTGGCGACAATAGTTTCTTTAATCCCGCCCCCCAACCAGAAACACAAGAAGATTTAAATAAGGTGGTAAATACATAATGGCATTATCTCCCCTATACGAAGGTTTATACAATATGCGAGATTACAGGCGTAATTCTCAAAATGATTACGTTAGTAATTTACCGTCAGTAAGCGACCCAGAAGCTACTTTTGCAGGAATAACTAGACAGGACTACATGGATTATGTAAATAATTTTAGAGGTTTTGAAGAAAATTTATTAAACCTAACAGAAGATGAAGGCCTCATGCAAAGAGCAAGAGAGGATCAAAAAACTCAAAATAGAATTGCACAAGAAGTGCAACAAAGAAATTTAGAAAGGTATGGTGGCGGTGGTATGTCTGCAGCTCAAAGGCAACAACAACAAAGAACTCTACAAAGAGGCGGACAGTTGGCTATGGCTAATACTTCTAACAATGCAAGAGTGCAACAAAGACAGATAAACAATGCTTTGTTAAATGAACTCATAGGTATTGGACAAGGGGTAAACCAAAGTTCTTTATCTGGACTAGGAGATGCTTCTGCTATGCAAGCGCAAAGACAAGCAGCATATAAAAATGCAAAAGCACAACATCATAGTAATATGGTAGGACTAGGCGGCGCTGTTATAGGCGCTATATTTGGTATATAAAATGGCAGAAAGAGTAGGCATATTAGGTAGGATAGGAGAGGCCCTTACTAATCCTACTACCCAAGAACAAAGACAAAGTATAGCTTTAAAAGAAGAGCAACGTCTTAGCAACCTTAGAGACGAAACTGAACTTACTAATTATTTACAATCCAATAACATTATTGATCAAAGTGGTAATTTTGCATCTGATGAAGCTTTTAATAATCTTTTAGGAGATAGAGCTAGAAGTGTACAAGTCGCAAACGCTACAAACTCTATCGGCCAGTATAAAACTAAAAGCGGTAAAGTAGCACAAGGTAAAGTAGCTGGATTTGTTAAGAATGATGATAATTCTGTAAGTATAGTAATGCAAAGACCAGATGGTAAGTTTGCTCCAAAGACCTGGTTTTCAAGTGAAAACAATGATGACAGAGTAGTAACCTTAAGCCCTAAAGAGTTTAAAACTTTTATGACTCAAAACTACAGGGCTATTGACGCTAGAGTAAAACCCCTTAGAGGAGAAGCAACTACAAACCAACCAAATATAGATGAAATTGGGGCTTTAACAAACGAGATAGATAATGATCCTGAATTATCCATGGAACAAAAACAAGAAGCTATTACAGAGTTAAACCAATTATTAGCTCCTAGTATAGACACAAGCACCATAGACCAAGTAGATCTAAACTTACCAACGCAATCTGTTGAACAACCTTTGACAGACGAAGAGGAATCAAAAGTTCAAGGTTTTAGTGTAGTAGACACTAGCTCTCCAGAAACACAAAGCGCGATAGCATTAATAAGTAATCTAAAACCGGAAACTATTTTATCTGACGATGAGGTAGTGACTTTGTCACAAGGCTTAAGTAAAGGATTTAGGTCTGCTTTTGTTAATCAATACAAGTTTGGCCAAGCACAGTTGCAGGCGAACCAACGTAAGATAGATCAAGCAGATGAAAGGGCTAAACCTAAGCTAGAGCAGCAAAGAGAATTATTACTTAAAAGACAACAAGCAAGAATAGATAAGGTTAGCAAAAATATACAAGACGATTCAGCTACTAGACAGACTGCTAGAGACACCGTAAAAGCAGATAAAGATCAAAAACGTACAGCAGTCGAACAACAATTAGCTAATCCAAACCTATCTGATGCAAGACGAAAAGAACTGCAAGATGAGTTTGATGCTATGCAACCTAAAGTAGAAGTGCAGTCTAGCCTGGAGACTTATAACTTTACAGAGTTACCGACTTCTGCAGATGATACTGAAGCTTTTACAAGCTGGTTTGAAACAAACAAAGCAGAGTTAGAAAAAGCAAGTAAAGATGGCGATTTAGTTAATAAAGTAAAAGACGTTATCACTAAGTTTGACGTACAGAGTGCAGAAGACGTAGATAAAATACCTTTTGACACTCCTGAAGCAAATGGTTTAAGTAGGTTTACTATGGCTAATGTCATGGCTGGTAATACTAGTGTTGATAAAGATGGTAGGGTACCTAACTATGCAGCACAGTTAGCAGGCAACATGCAGATATTTGATGCCTATGGTACTCAAGCAAGAGCTGCAGCAACTTTCGCACAGAACACCATTACTTGGAAAAACGCTTTAAATGACAGAGCAGATAAATTAGCTAATGAAGTTATAACTTCTTACTCTAATGTTGTAGATATTTTATACCCTATGGATGATAAAGGTAGAATCTCTGAAAGAGATATAAGAGACCAAGGTGTAACTCAGCGTCTACGAGAAGAACTTTTAAAAGTAGAGAAAAATTTAACTACACCTAAATTTACACCAGATGGCAAAGGTGGATATAAGATACAAGGTGGCACTAAAGCTGGTAGAGACGCATCAAAAGACATTGCAGGTATTTTATTTGAGAGACTTGTACAAGCAAATGGGTCTGCAGATGTAAAAGACTGGTTTGGTGACGTGTTTACACAAAGAGGAGAATCTCCTGACTTAGGGCAGATACTAGATAGGGTTAGGTATACTAGAAATAGCAAAGGTCAAATAGACGAAATATTCTATGTAGACGCACAACAAAACGAACTAGATGGTAGTATTAAACTAGGTGGACTTATAGGCGGATTTGGTCAAGAGGGTTCTTATGCCCGTAATCTGTTATTAGCATTTATAAACGAAGATGGCAGACTTAAAGAATAATGTTGCAGGAAGTCTTGCTACCAAAGACCCGGTACCTGATGAAGCAGTTGTAGGTACTTTAGCAAGTACTCCTAGCGCCCCAGAAATAATTCCTATAGACGATCCGATACAGTTGTTTAGAGCAGCTGTAGATACCGGTGTCTCTAATACAGCAGCTCAAGTAAATAATTTTAATGCATCTATTGCTTCCTTTATGGGCAATGAAAAAGACATGCAGGACAATTTAAATAAAGCACAAAGAATACAAAGTTCTGGTGCTTACTATTTGGCAGATGCAGAAACGTTTGAACAGTTCTTAGATCAACCTACTTTTGGCGGGTTTATTAACCAAGCAATCACTGCAACAGGTCAGTTTGTGCCGTCTGCGGTAGCTAGTATTGCTTTAGCTATGACAGGCGCTGGTGTAGGTGCAGGGGTAACAGCAGCTGTAACTAGAAAAGCAGGAGCAGGGGCTTTAAAGAAAACTATTATTCCACAAAGTATTGCAGCTGACGCTCGTACTAAAAAAGAAGTACGAACTGTTATAGACAAATTTGTAGCTATAGAAGCTAACAAAGCTAAAAAAACACCTAGTAAATTAGACCCACTTACTCCTGATGAGCAAAAGATGATTGATAATCTGTATGCTCACATACGTAATAAAAGAATAGGCACAGCTGCAAAAGCAGGGGGTCTCGTCGGTGCAGGGTCGCAAGAACAAGTTATGGGACAAGGTATTGCTTTTGGTGAGTATGCAAAACAAGGTATGACTGATAAAGATGCAGTTCTTGCTTCTGGTTTACAGGGCCTTGGTTTTACCGCCATAGGTTTAGGTAGTGAAGTAGCAGTATTTAAATCAGTGCAGAATGTAGTCAAGGCTAGGGCACCTAAAGGTATAAATACTCGTCAAGATGCACCGGTAATGAGTAGAAGAAGCAGGATTGCACAAGTTGCAGGTACTACTGCTGTAGCAGAAGGGTTAGCAGAAGCGGGACAAGAAGAACTATCCGTACAACAAAAATTTAGAATAGACGACGATTACACGCAACAGATGGCAAACTTAGATAGAGCGAACGCTTTGTTTGCTGGTTTCTTTGGTGGTATAGGTGTAGGTACTGCGATTGGTACACCATCTGCTGTATCCGGTAAGATGTATGATCTTTCACAAAAAGCACGTGAACAGTTTAACCAAGGTGTGTTTGATGAGGCTACTGGTGAGGTTCTACCAGAAAAAGAAACAGATCTAAGAGCACAGTTTGAAGCTATGGATAATCCTGGTATTAACAAAGATATGGTTTGGTCAGTAGAAGCGAACAGAAAAACCATGCAAAAGCTAGAAAAAGAACTCAATGAAAAATATCCAAATGTACAAGCTGTAGATATAAACAGAGTAGGCACTTTGTACACCACTAACCCAGAGAAAGCTGAAGGTTTTGCTAATGTTATGTCTGCAAACCCCCTTAATAGACAGCTCTTAGACCAATGGCTGGCCGATAATAATGGCTACTCACAAGCTAGGGCCCCAGGAGATAATTATGCAGTTAGGGTAGAAGATGCTAACGGCAATGTTATTTGGGAGCAATCTACAACAAAAGAAAACCTAGCAAAAGCAGAAGCAGCTGCAGAAGCTGTAGCTAATAAGCAACCAGGTTTTACTGTTAAGTCTAAAGAGTTAGAAGAAGTCATAGGCGAACGTATGCAGGATGAAGGCCTAGACCCTAACGAACAAGAAGATTCTTTTTTAACAGCTGAACAAGAAATAGGTAATATCTACGATGTACAAGAACCAGCGGCAGTAGAAGAGGGTAGAGGTTCTTTTCTTGACCCGATAACACCTAGACAACAAGGTAAACAGGTATGGCAGATACCTTCTACTGACATAACTTACGACCAAGCTTTAGTAGAAGAAGCTAAGTCTTTAGTCCCTGCAGAGTTTGAAAGAGAGTTTGAAGAAAATATAAATAAAAAAAGATACTCAGAAAGTTTACTAAAAACATTTATAGATGAGAATGTAAAGGATCCTACTGGTGCTTTTTATAAAATAAACGAAAATACTGATAGGGGTGGTTTTAATTTAATTAAGTACAATATGGGTTATCAGTCAGGTGTTAGTCAACCTAGTACTGCTGATATTACAAAGAGTGTTAACCTTGCAAAAAGAAGAGCAAAGGGTAGTAGGTTTACTATAGAAACTCCTGAAATGGACAAGCCAGTGGGTATAGATATGCCAACGCTACTAAATCAAGGTAGAGTTCTCGCTAAAAGATTTAAAGAACCCATGCTTGATGGAGATCTTGGTAGCGCTTTGTCTGGTCTTTCTTTTATTTTAGGAGCTTTAGAAGGTAACTATGCTATTTATTATGATGGCAAACTTTTGAGCGATGAAACTCTTAACGACCCTGGGGCTTTTGTTTATACAAAAAACAAAGGTAAAGAAAGATATACTTTACAAGACTTACAAAGAGCAAGTCGTAATATACCTAGTGATCCTGACTTTGTAGATAGAGACCTTCTTCTTGGCCAAGATTTTAAAGAAAATCAAGAAATGTTAGAAGCTCAAATAGAAGACCAAAAGAAAAAAATAAAAGAAAGAGAAGAAAATCCAATTTCTGATTTTACTAGTAGCACAGGGGAGACAGTTACTCAACAAAGTGTACTTCAAAAAATGGATGCTAAACTAGTAAGACTAGAGCAACAGCTAGAACAAGCCAGAGGAGAAGCGCAACAAGAAACATCTGAGGCAACTACCCCAGATCAAAGAGCAGAGGATGAATATAATAGGCGTTTATTTAAAAACCCATATGCTAAAGGTTCTTTTAAACAAGGTGGACCTAAGCCTGGAATATATTTTAGTAGCGTAGTAGAACAACATCTGGATTCTACTTTCTTACAAGATTTTAAACGTATTGCTACAACTAAATTAGGGCTTACTAAACCTTATAGAATATTTAGCACTACCGAAGATATAACAGCTGAAGCTTTAGACGGAGATGTAGATTTAGCAAATAGAGTACAAGCTGCTCTCGGACAGATGGGCCCAGAAGGATCTACACGAGGTATGAATATAAACGGTGCAAATTTTGACGTTATACTTGTTCAGACTAGAGAAGGGCTAAATGCAGCAGAACAAGGATCAAGAGCATTTGTTGTTGCACACGAAATAGGTCATTCTTTTGTAAATCAAGAATTAGAAAAGAGTTTAAGTATTCCTAAGTTGAGAGAAGGTTTGCTTGATGCCTACAATGAAGAACTGCAAAACAATGACACAGGTCAGTACACAAATGATGAGCAAGGCTTTAAAGAATGGATGTCCGACCAGGTAGGTTCGTATCTACTTGATGAAACTAAAAAAGCTCAAAATCAAACAGACTCTTTTTTCAAACGGTTAGCTAATAAGATAAGAGCTTTTGTAAAAGAATTTAGTAGTTTTGCTAACAGAAGATACAACGTAGCTCCTGCTTTTGCTGACTATGTAACTGAACTAAAAAGAATCAATACAGACCCTGGTCACTTTATGGTTAACTATTTGACCAGAGCTGAGATAGAACAAACAGTAGAGAAGATAGGCAAAGAGATACCTTTGGGTGATCCTAAAGCACCACAAAAAATACAACAGACTGTCAATAGATTAAAAGAAACAGGGAACATAGTTGGTGTAGGGGAGTTTTTAAAAGTAGTTTTATACGCAAAAGATAATTTACTTAGGGGCTATGGCAAGCCTGGTAAAGCTTTAGCGCAAATGTTTAGAGGGCAATCACAAAGTCAAGAAGAAGTAGGATTACTTACTGCAACTGTAACTAGGGCTAGAGCAAAAATGAATGAGATACAAGCTATCCTAGGCGTAACTAAAAGCGGTGATATGACTGAAGATAAAATGAAAATTCTTTTAGATGCAGAAAACAATGATATTCCTACAGAACAACTAGGGCCACAGGCCAAACAAATAAGAGAGTGGCTGGATAGACATTATGAATCAGAAGATTTAAAAGCCATAGGCGTAGATAAGTTATCTAACTTCTTCCCACGCTCCATAGCTATACAAGAGATAGCAGGGGATGATGGTAAGAAAGAAGCATTGGCTAATCTACTTATGGAATACAATCCAGGTTTAACAAAAGAACAAGCAGATTTAAGCGTAGAAATTACCCTTTCAGATGCTACAAATGAAATAGAATTAGCAGTTTTAAAACAAGCAGAAGAATTAGGAACAGTAAAAGAAACTCTTGAAGAGCTTAAAAAAGAAAGGAATCTACCTTCACATGCAAGATATTCTTTAGGTTTAACAAAAGCTAGGGTAAAGCTTTACTCTAGAATACCTACAAAACGTTTAAGAGACATAGAAGTTTTAGAAGATCCACATAGAGCGTTGCAAAAATATATTGATAATACTGTCAAAAAAGTAGAATTAAATAAAAGAGGTGGGTCAAAAAGAATAGAAGAACTTCTTAAGCAAATAGAAAACCCACAACAAAGAGAACAAGCTACAAAAACAGTACTCGCTATGTTAGGTAAAGTAGAACCTATTTCAAATGGAATGTTTAAAGGCGCCAATCAGATAGGTTTAGCATTTAACGTTACTACTCTTTTAACCTTTGCTACGTTTGCTTCTTTCCCAGATTTAGCTGGTCCTATACTTAGGTCTAAAGACTTTGGGGCTTTGCGTACTGCAACTAAAACTATTTTTAACATGATTCAAGATAAAGAAGAAGCAGCACAACTTGCTAAAGATATAGGAGTTGTTGGCATTGATGCTATGATGGAAACCTTTGTAGGCGCTGGAGAACTAGATTACACAAGCGAAGGCACTAAAAAGTTTACAAATAAGTTTTTTAGAGCTATAGGACTAGAACAATTTACTAGATTTACTAGGATTTTTGCAGCCGGTATGGGTAAGTCTTTTTTATTAGATAACGCTAAAAAAGCAGCAGCAGGTAATCAAAGGTCTGTAAGATATCTAAAAGAGTTAGGCTTAACAGCGGAAGAAGTAAACAAATGGGCTGGCGGTAACATCAATGAAGCAGGCAACGAGAAGATAAAACTAGCTTTAGCTAGGTTTGTAGATGAGTCTATTGTAAGACCTAATGCAGCAGAAAGACCTACTTGGGCCTCTGATCCTAGGTTTGCTTTAGTGTGGCAGTTAAAGTCTTTCTTTTATGCATATGGTAAAACTATCGTAGGTGGTTCTATGAATGAAATGCAAAACAGGTACACAGAAGCAGGACTAAAAGGCGCAGCTGTACCTTTGTTCCTGGGCGCTGCTACTTTACTACCTTTGACTATGCTTGGGTTTGACCTACGTGAAAGATTTAAAGTTGGCTTAGCTTGGGTTTTACCAGGAGTAAGTCCAGATGATAAGAACTATAGAAGGTCACAAGACATGGATTGGGGCGAGTATACTACAGAGATTATAGATAGATCAGGAGTACTCGGGCCCTTTACTTTAGCGCTTCCTTTGTTTATGGAAGATAAAAGGTATGGAGACCCTATGTGGGTAGGACCTCTTGGCCCTACTGTAGAAAAAGGGTATGATTTATTTACGGGAGACTTAAGGCTCAAAGACTTAACTCCTCTTTATAACAATTTATAGGTATAATTAGTTATGGCTTACTCAGACACAATAAAATTCGTAGTAGGAGATACACTACCGTCTTTAGAGTTTACTCTAAAAGACAGCAACACTGCTGCTGCTGGTTTGACATTAGACACAGAAAACTCAGATACATGGGCACCAATAGACCTAGGCGGCGGCTCTGTAAAACTTAGAGTACGAGAAGTCGGACAAACTACACTGATCCAAACAATAACTGGCACGATAACCGATGCTTCAAATGGTAAAGTAACTTGCTCTATTCCAAGTGGAACTTGGACTGCAGCAGGAACATTTGAAGGCGAGATAGAATATACAACTTCAGGAGGAGGTATACATACTGTTCAGGACTTGATTAAATTCAAGGTCAGAGACGACTTTGATTAATGTCTAAGTTAAAGAGCATAGTCTCATTCGTCGATCTCAAAGGTGAGGTCGCACACGTTGACCTACGGGGTCAAGTTTCTCACGTTCAATTAAGATTTGCAGACCTATATCTAAACCCAGATACTGTAGATAGATTACTTTCTGATAGCTTTAGTATGACTGAAGCTTTGGTCTACACTATAGCAAAAGACATACGACCAGAAGTTTTCTTCATGGATGAAGAACACGCTATTGAGCTATCTAAGCCTTTTGCAGACAGCTTTGGTATAACAGAAAGCATAGACATACTTAGAACTTTTGGTAGAAGCTTTGCTGACACAGCTACTATGTCAGATACACCTGTCGTGTCATTCTCTGGGGCACATACGGATGCCGTGTCCGTAGCAGAAATATTAGCTTATGCCATAGATAAAGCCCTATCTGATACAGCTACTATGTCAGATAGCCCATCTTTAGAACCTAACTTAGGTAAAACAGATAGTGTTAGCATGTCAGAAGTATTCTCTAGAGTAGTTACTTTTGAACGTTCATTTAGTGATGCTATATCCTTAGACGATAGAACTTCTTTATCAGACCCATTAGCTACTGACGTAGCAGCAGACAAAACAAATGTCATGTCTATATCTGATGTGCTTACGTACGATTGGGCTAAAGCCAGGACTGACACGTTTAGTATGGTAGAGAGCCATGCTATAGACTTTGTTCCAGGGGGGTATACAGATTCATTTAGTTTTGCTGATAGCGAAACAATAGATACAAGTTTAAGTAAATCTGATAGCTTTAGTTTCGCAGATAGTGAGACACTATCTAATGCTTTAGGTAAGTCAGATAGCTTTAGTTTTACAGATAACCAAGAGTTATCTACCAGTTTAAACAAGTCTGATAGTGTTAGTTTTGCTGATGCACAAGCATTGGCTAGTGCTATCGCTAAGTCAGACAGTTTAAATATTACCGAAACTCATTCATTTAGTCTTGGTAAATCAGCACAAGATAGTGCTACAATAAGTGAGTCGATAAGTATTCTGAATGCTAATAGACAAAGCGCTCTGAATGCATCGGCTTTAAATAGTAATACACTTAACTAGGAGAAATTATGTTAAATGACGGCTTAAAATTAACAGGTAAATTAACAATTGCCCTCAATGATGAGATCGTTCAAGAAGTTCCTAACTTAGTTGTTACTGCAGGAAAGGAATACGTAGCTAGTAGAATCAAAGATGCTACTGCTACAGCTATGTCCCACATGGCGATTGGTACTGGGTCAACAGCGGCAGCTGCTTCTCAAACTGCTTTAGGCAGTGAGTCAGCTAGGACTGGTTTGACATCCACAACTGTATCAGGTGCTGACATTGTTTATGTCGACACTTTTGCAGCTGGAACAGGCACAGGCGCTATAACAGAAGCTGGTATTTTTAATGCTTCTTCTAGTGGAACTATGTTATGTAGAACCGTTTTCTCAGTAGTTAACAAAGGTGCTTCAGACGCTATGACAATTACCTGGACGGTAACTGTTTCGTAATATAAAGGAGATGTAAGTTGGCTATTGTTTTTAAGAACAATGCGACTACAACCCTATCGGGTAACATAAACTCGTCTGTAACCAGTATTGGTGTAGCAGACGGTTCAGTTTTCCCATCGTTAAATAGCGGAGAGTCGTTTCTTGTTACGTTTGATGACGGAACAAATAAAGAGATCGTAAAGGTTACCGGTAGAAGCGGTAACACCCTTACCGTCGTACGTGCGCAAGACGGTACTTCTGCACGTGCATTCTCACAAAACGACGCTGTAGACTTACGTATTACAGCCGCGATTCTAGAAGCTTTTCCTCAGTTAGATGGAAACTCACAAACAGGTGTCATTGACATAACCGGTGTAAAAATCGGTGGTTCTTCAATCATAGACAGTTCTGGTAATTGGCAAGGCCCAAGCAGTGGCATTAAAGGTGAAGTAGGTCCTACAGGAGCTACAGGTCCTGATGGCCCACAAGGAGACAAAGGAGCTACGGGCGCCAATGGTCCAACCGGCCCGACAGGTCCTACAGGTGCAGATGGCCCAACAGGTCCAAATGGCCCAACAGGTCCTACTGGTGCAAAAGGTGATACAGGTGCTGCTGGATCTGATGGTTCGGATGGTGCCAAAGGAGCCACTGGAGCAACAGGCCCGACAGGTCCAACTGGTAATGCTGGAGCAAAAGGCGCTACAGGTTCTAAAGGTGAAGTAGGTGTTACTGGCCCTACTGGCGATAAAGGAGCCACAGGGGCTAATGGTCCAACCGGCCCTACAGGTGCAGATGGCCCAACCGGCCCTACAGGTTCAACAGGCCCAGCTGGTAGTGACGGTTCAGATGGTGCTAAAGGTGCAACAGGAGCAACTGGTCCGCAAGGAGATAAAGGCGCAACAGGAGATAAAGGTGCAACTGGAGGCACAGGACCAACTGGAGCTACAGGCCCAACAGGGCAAAAAGGTGAAGTAGGTGCAACTGGCCCAGGAGGCCCAGCCGGTAGTGATGGCGCAGATGGCGCAGATGGCGCTGCTGGTGCAAAAGGCGCTACTGGAGCTACAGGCCCAACAGGCCCAACAGGCGATAAAGGTGCAACAGGAGCAGCAGGTGACAAAGGAGCCACAGGTGCAGGCGGACCAACAGGTCCAACAGGAGGCACTGGTCCAACAGGCCCTACTGGAGATAAAGGTCAAAAAGGTGAAGTAGGTGTTACTGGTAATACAGGTGCAGCTGGTAATGATGGTTCGGACGGAGCTAAAGGCGCTACAGGTGCAACCGGCCCGACAGGATCAACAGGTGCTAAGGGGCAGAAAGGTGAAATAGGTGCTACAGGCCCTACTGGTCCAGCTGGTAGTGACGGAGATGACGGAGCTGCTGGAGCTAAAGGTGCAACAGGAGCAACTGGTCCAACAGGTTCAACAGGCCCTACTGGTGATAAAGGTGCTACAGGCGCACAAGGCTCAACAGGTAGTACAGGAGCTAAAGGTCAAAAAGGTGAAATAGGAGCTACAGGCCCGACAGGTCCTGGAGGTTCTGATGGTAGTGATGGTGCAGCTGGGGCAAAAGGAGCTACTGGTGCAACAGGTCCTACAGGTTCTCAAGGCGATAAAGGTGCTACTGGAGCTACAGGTCCACAGGGAGCTAAAGGTCAAAAAGGTGAAGTAGGAGCTACGGGTTCTACTGGTCCAGCAGGTTCAGATGGTTCAGATGGCGCGAAAGGTGCGACAGGGGCTACAGGCCCAACAGGAGGCACAGGCCCAACAGGAGGCACAGGCCCAACAGGTTCTAAAGGTCAAAAAGGTGAGATAGGTGCAACAGGACCTACAGGTTCTCAAGGCGATAAAGGTGCAACAGGTTCACAAGGACCTACAGGTAGTACTGGTACTGGTATTACAATGGAGGGGCAAGTAGCTAATACAAGTGCCCTACCAAGTTCAGGCAACACGAAAGGTGATGCTTACATAGTACAAGCAGACGACAGTTTACATATTTGGGATGGTTCAGCATGGGTAAGTGGTGGATCAATACAAGGTCCTACTGGACCTACAGGTTCTCAAGGCGCTAAAGGTGCAACCGGTGCAACGGGTGGCACTGGTCCAACAGGACCACAAGGAGACAAAGGTGCAACTGGTGCCCAAGGTCCTACAGGTAATACAGGCGGAACTGGTCCTACTGGGCCAGCTGGTGATAAAGGTGCTACTGGTGCAAAAGGTGCTACAGGAGCTACTGGTGGCACAGGCCCAACAGGGCCAGCAGGTTCAGATGGCAGTGATGGTGCAACGGGTGCAACTGGTGCAGCCGGGGCAAAAGGCGCTACAGGAGCAACCGGACCAACTGGATCGCAAGGGGCTAAAGGTCAAAAAGGTGAAGTAGGAGCTACTGGACCAACAGGTAGTACAGGTTCTACTGGACCAGCTGGGTCAGATGGTAGTGATGGCGCTAAAGGTGCAACAGGTCAAAAAGGTGATACAGGTGCTACAGGAGGCACAGGTCCTACTGGTGGCACAGGTCCAACAGGTTCTAAAGGTCAAAAAGGTGAAGTAGGAGCTACAGGCGGCACAGGACCAACTGGTTCTACAGGACCAGCTGGGTCAGACGGTAGTGACGGAGCAAAAGGAGCCACAGGTGCAACCGGTGGTACAGGCCCAACAGGTCAGAAGGGAGCCACAGGTGCTACAGGACCTGCAGGTAGTAATGGTTCTAATGGGGCTAAAGGACAAAAAGGTGAAATAGGAGCTACAGGCCCTACTGGTGGTACAGGCCCAACCGGCCCAGGTGGAGCGAAAGGTGCTACAGGTGCAACTGGCGGTACGGGTCCAACCGGTCCAACTGGTCAAAAAGGTGAAATAGGTGTAACAGGACCAACTGGTAATGCTGGAGCAAAAGGCGCTACAGGTGCTACTGGACCAACAGGTAGTACGGGTTCTACTGGATCGCAAGGAGCTAAAGGTCAAAAAGGTGAAGTAGGAGCTACAGGTGGAACAGGGCCAACAGGTGGTACAGGCCCAACAGGTGGTACAGGGCCTACAGGATCAGCTGGTGCTAAAGGTCAAAAAGGTCAAAAAGGTGAAATAGGAGCTACAGGTGGTACAGGTCCAACAGGGCCAACAGGTGGTACAGGGCCAACAGGTAATACTGGTCCAGCAGGCGCTAAAGGGGCTACTGGTGCAACCGGTGGTACAGGACCTACAGGACAAAAAGGAGCTACCGGCGCAACTGGTGGAACAGGACCAACAGGTGGAACAGGGCCAACAGGACCAGGCGGGGCTAAAGGACAAAAAGGACAAACTGGTGCAACCGGTGGTACAGGGCCTACAGGTGGTACAGGACCTGCAGGAGCCAAAGGTGCTACTGGATCAACAGGACCTACAGGGCCAGGCGGTGGAACTGGACCTACAGGGGCTAAAGGACAAAAAGGACAAAAAGGACAAACTGGTGCAACTGGTGGTACAGGACCTACAGGTGGTACAGGACCTGCAGGAGCCAAAGGTGCAACTGGTGGTACAGGACCTACTGGACCAAGCGGTGGCACAGGCCCAGCGGGTGCTAAAGGCCAAAAAGGTGCTACAGGTGGTACAGGTCCAACTGGTGGAACAGGTCCATCTGGTGGTACAGGGCCAACAGGAGCTAAGGGCCAAAAAGGTCAGCCAGGTGGTGGCGGTGCTACAGGACCTACTGGACCTAAGGGCCAAAAAGGACAAACTGGTGCAACCGGACCAGGCGGAGGAACAGGACCTTCAGGTGGTCTTGCCAGAAGTTATAACCGAAGCTCCGATAGACGATCAGTATTTAACAGTATGGTATGATAAACTTATACCACTGCTTATAGAAGCTATAAAGGAGTTGGCTAACAAAGACTAAACACAGGAGGTGTTATGAATTCAATTTGGCAGATGTGGCACGGGGGTGTTAGCCCTACAGTTTGCGACAAAATAATTTTAGAGTGCGAACAATTACGTCCTATGGAAGCCCATGTAGGCTTCGGAACAGGCAGTGAAAAAAACGTAGATAGAGGTGTTAGGCGTTCTGAAGTACGTTGGGCTGGCCATATAAAATGGATCAATGAGTTAGTATACGACTTTGCTTCTCGTGCTAATAAAGCTGCGTTCGGTTTCGATATTTCTTATTTAGAAGACATTCAATACACTATATACAACGGCACTGACGAAGGTTACTATGATTGGCATTTTGATACATTTTGGGCTAACCACACAGCGTTTGATAGGAAATTAAGTTTGATTATACAACTAAGTAACCATGGAGATTATGAAGGCGGTGAGTTTTTATTAGATGGTCAATACGAACAACCAAATCCAACAGAGCTAAAAGCACGAGGGACTGTGCTTTGCTTTCCATCACCTATACGACATACAGTAAAACCAGTAACTAGTGGCGTGCGTAAATCTTTAGTAGCCTGGATAGAAGGACCGAAGTTTAGATGATTATAGTAGTAGATAAAGTCTTTTACCCTGCAACCTTAGAGACTATAAATAACGAAAACAAACACACTTATTTTAGAAAAGAAGAAGAACATGACAACGGTATAGTTGCTAGACGTCTTATGAATACAGCAGCTAACTATTTTAATTTTGACAATCAAGTAGGCTATGACATTTGGTTTCATAGAAATGGTATGCCAGACTGGCACCAAGACAGAGATGAACAAACATTTTTTAAAACAGGGCAAAGTCATTTTCCTATATGTTCTATAGTGTTTTACCCACATGTAAAAGACCTAGTAGGCGGTGAGCTTATATTTAAAAACAACATGCGTATAACACCGGTGTCAAATAGACTTGTCATGTTTGGTCCTGGACTAGAACACAAAGTTACACCTATACAAAGTGGAGAAAGAGTATCTATGAATATAAACTCTTGGAACTACGACATAGAAGTAGCTACGGAATTTAATTAATGAAAAAATTTGTAATAAACCTAAAAAATAGACCTGAGCGTAAACAACACTTTATAGATAAAAACCCAACCTTAGAAGATTACACATTTGTAGAAGCTGTAGATGGTTTGGCTCAAGACTTATCTGAGTATAAGACTAGGCCAGGGTGGATAGACCCATTTCAAAATAGAGGTATTGTACCTACAGAAGTAGCTTGTTTCTTATCTCATAGAGAGATGTGGAAAAAATGTGTAGAGTTAGATGAACCTATTTATGTAATAGAAGATGATGCCATAATAAATGTAGATAGGTGGGACGAACCTTTTTATGACCACACCATAGGGTATTGGGATTTGCTATATTTACAACGCAATGAAAACGAACCAGAGAATACTATAAAAGTATCTGATAAGTTGGAAAGACCTTGGTACCCATACAATACAACTGCATATGTAATATCACCAAAAGGTGCACGAAAGCTGTTGAATACTAATATAATGAAAGAAGGTATAATACCGGTAGACGAGTACATACCCGAACAGATCAGAAACGCTAGTCTTATGGCACTTGCTTTACAAAAAGACTCTTGTAATCAAGCTACTACGGACGTGCTACCTTCTGACATACGTAACGATAGGAGAGATATGACTATACATGCAATCACAATTGGTACAGATAATAGCAAAATGAAAAAGCTATACGACTCTGCAGATAAACACGGTATACAAATAGACAACTGGGGTGCAGGTGTTGAGTGGAGGGGCTCAGACATGACAGGGCCAGGGGGTGGTCAGAAAGTAAACATACTAAAACAACATATAGATAACCTTTCGGACACGGATATTTTACTCTTCACAGATTCGTACGACGTTTTTTACGCAGATAACCTAGATACGATTAAAGAAAGATACTTGGATATGGGCCATAAGGTACTTTTTTCTGCAGAAGAAGTATGCTGGCCCGATCCTAGTTTAGGTAATCAGTTTCCTTCCGTACACACTAGATACAGATATCTTAACTCTGGTACGTTTATAGGTGAGGTAGGAGAAATAAAAAAGATACTAAATCACAATATTATAGAAGACCACCAAGATGACCAATTGTTTTACCAGCAAGCATATCTAGAAGGTCTATACGATATCGGTCTTGATGTAGAAGCTTACATCTTCCAGTGCCACGAACCTAATATAACTATGTTAGGCAATCAGTTACATAACCAAGAAACTACTTGTTGCCCTTGTATATACCATGGTAATGGTGATGACTCTGCAAAAGATAACTTTGAACGTATCTACAAAGAAATGTATCCACAGTATAATTTGTTTCATACACCTACTCATGATTACGAAGTCATAGAGAAAGACATGATACTGATAGATTTTATGTCAGAACACCAATGCCAAAGGCTTATAGAATTAGCAGAACAAAAAGCAGAATGGAAAAGTCTACCTAACGACACTTACCCTGCACAAGAGATAAGACTAAAAGAACTTAACATATACCAAGAACTAGAAGAACATTGGCAGAACCATGTCAAACCTATAATAGAACCTTATTGGAAGCCTATGGTTGTAGAAGGTGTAAGAGATGCGTTTATGTTGAAGTATTCTACTGATTCACAAACAAAACTAGCACTACACCATGACTCCTCGCACGTAACTGGCTCAGTAAAATTAAATAAAAACTACAAAGGTGGCGAATTAGTTTTCCCTAGGCAAGGTATAAGCAATGCTGACATACCCATAGGCAAACTGCTTTTGTTTCCAGGACAAGTTACGCACCCGCACGAATGTGTCGAACTTACTGAAGGCACTAAGTACAGTCTTACTATATGGTCACAAAGGTATAAAGGCGATATACTGTAGGCATGTACAAAGCCTTATCACTTACAAAAGAGGATCTTGCTTATTTTAATTTTTCAGGGGTAATGGAAAGTTTCTATGTGCACTCTAATGAATATATAAACAGGGGTACTTTTGCATACCCAGGATCTACACGTACACCAGAAGAAATAGCTACTGTTTCAGTTGCAGGTAAAACTGAGTATTGGTTTAATCACTTTTCAGCAATGCTTGACCACCCAGGCGGGGTTGTTTTAGCTACCTATGTAAACGACTATCCTGTAGGTTTGTTTATGGGGTTTATTAATGATGATGGCGAATATCATTTGTGTAACTTCTTGATGAGACCAGATGCAGATGGCACGAAAAGTTTTCTATTTGCTTATGATTATCATAATGTCTTAGGTGAACTAGAAAAATCCTTAGGTGCTACCGTAGCTTATACTTATGTAGATATAGGTTCTCCTATACATGACAGCTTAGCATCTTGGAAGAACTATTTTACAGGCATAGAAGAATCAAATGTTAAAAACTGGGAGAGCATGGTAAACTTAGGCGAAGTTACGCAAAACTATGCTGTACCGGAAGGGGAGACCTGGGATGGTATACAGGATAGTTACAGTTGCACTTTTGAAAAATATAAGATGGAGTATTACTAATGGCCGGTTGGTTTGACGAAGACAGTATTTCCGCTTCTTACATAACGACTGTATATCGTACGCCTGACCAAGGTGTGTCAGCTAAATCTCTTAGTAACGTTTCTTTTAATGACTACAGAAAAATGACTACTAGCAGAGGCGGTAGCTATAGCACAGGAAACGGAGTAGTAGTACCTAGTGGCACAGTTATAAGCGCTGAAGATTTTCATAACGCTGGCGGAGTAACGCCAACACAGACAACTTTTAGCACTGGCTCAACAAAAGGAGCTTCGACAACTACTGTTAATGGTGTTTTTGATTCTATTACTAAAAGTTTTATTAGCAGTGGTGTTAACACTACAGCACAAGGTTACTTTGGCCTAGGAGCCACCGGAGGGAGTAATGGTGCTGTAGTCCGTAACATAAGTGGATTAACAGTAGGTAATGTTGCAGCTGCATCCAATAATGGTTCCGTATACATGTCTGGGGCAGGAAGTAGTTTCGTCAGTGGGGGGTTTGGTGGTACGTTATGGTTTGCGCTTCGCAGGGTTGGATATCAAACGGGCACACCTGGTGACACAGAGTGGACTACTATACGTGTGCGAACTCTTTATCCTGGCGGTAGTACTACTGCTGGTAATATTACTGTTTATAATGTAACAGTTACTTTTAACAGGTCTGATGGTTGGACTTCTGCTACTAGTGGTACTACGCGTATTTGGTCAGCTAGTTATGGCAGCTTTGGATCACCAGTTTACTCGAACAGTGGAGGATGGGTAGGCATATACCCTTGTATAATAGAGCTTGATTAACATATAATCTATCTATGGCCACGGTTAAAGAAACATTAGCAAAGATCGAAGCGCACGAAAGAGAGTGCAACATTCGATATTCTACTATTGAAAAACGCTTAGACAAAGGAGACGCTAAGTTTGACCGTATGGACACTAAGTTCACCACAATGATTATAGGTGTGTATCTACTTATCATTGGGTCTAATTTATTATAGGAGGTAATTATGGCAAAAGCCGAAAAGCAAGTACCACAAGTAATCAACTTTGATGGTAAACAATACGATATATCTAAAATGACTGACCGCGTAGCCGAGCAGTTTAACATGTTAGTTAGACTACAAAGCGAGTGGCAGGATGCTAGTTTTAACCTTAAGAAGGTAGAAGCAGCACAGAAAACCGTTGTCACAGAACTGCAAGTCTTTATGAAAGAAGACAATATCAAAGCAGTAGACGACAGGATAATAACTCCGTGAATATAGAATTACTAAAAGAAGAGATTAAAAGACACGAAGGCGAGGTCTTAGAAATATATGAAGATAGCTTAGGCTACAAAACACTTGGCGTAGGACATCTTTGTCAACCTAACGACCCTGAATATAATTGGGAAGTTGGTACGCCTGTAAGCCAAGAAGTTGTAGACATGTACTATGAAGATGACTTCAACAAGCATGTTGCAGAAGCTATACACGTGTTTGGTACAGAAGAAGCTTTTGCTAACTTACCTGAAAATATTCAACATGTAATAGTAAATATGTGTTTTAATCTAGGAGGGACTAGACTTTCTAAGTTCCGCAACATGTTAGCAGCGTGTAGAGAACATGATTGGAAAAGAATGGCAGCTGAAATGGAAGACAGCAGATGGTTTAAACAAGTAGGAAGAAGGAGTCGAGAACTGCAAGAATCAGTTCTGAATACTGTATAATGAATAAATGGCCTATATTAAACTTAAAACATTTGGAGGTCTTGCACCCAGGACTTCACCAAGACTCTTAAGGGATGAGTTAGCTACAGTAGCTACCGACGTAAACCTTGAGAGTGGCCGTTTAGTGCCCGTCACAGACAATTCTGATACTTTAACTTTATCTAGCACTACCGAACAAAGTATCTTTAAATATACAGATAGCCCAGAACGTTGGCTACAGTTCGATGAAGATGTAAACGTCGTACGTGGTCCAGTGCCCGCGGATAATAACGACACGATTTATTGGTCAGGGCAGTCTTTTCCTAGGATGGGTAGGAACACTGACATCATAGGTGGTAGTGTATACCCCAATGCTTTTTATAGGTTAGGTATTCCTGCTCCAACCGCAGCTCCAACAGTAGCAGTGGGCGGGGGTACTACTTTTAATATAACTATTACAACTACAAACGAAAGCGCAACTTTAACTATAACCACTGCATCAGCACATGGTGCTGCAGTAGATGATTACATAACTATTGCAAACGTAACAGGTACTATAGGTGGTATAGCTGCTGCTGATATAAATGGAACTTTTAGAATAAGAACAGTACCTAGTGATACTACAGTTACAATAATAGTATCTGCAGCTGCTACTTCTGGTGTTACTAGTAGTTCTATAACAAACGGAGCTAGTTTTGGTGAAAACTCAGAAGCTGAATTAGATTATGAAACCTCTTATGTATACACTTTTGTATCTGCGTATGGAGAAGAAGGACCTCCATCCCCAGCTTCTAGCGTCATAACCACAGATGATAATATGTCTGTAAACTTATCTAACCTAGAAACATCCACAACTATTACTAACACTAACTTAACCAAGAAAAGAATATATAGATCTAACACAGGTTCTAATACAACAGATTTTCAGTTCATAGCAGAGCTTGCATTATCTGCTACTTCTTATACAGATACTTCTAAAAACAATGAGTTGGCTGAAGTTATACCTTCTACAACATGGATTGCACCACCAGATGATGACACTGCTTTATATCCTGAGGGCCCATTAAAAGGTCTTATATCAGTATCTAACGGTGTTTTAGCTGGTTTTACAGGCAAACGTATATGTTTTAGTGAGTCTTTTTTACCACATGCTTGGCCTACTGATTACAGAATTGCGATAGATGAAGAGATTGTGGGTATAGCTGCAACCTCTAATGGCGTTGTTGTAGGAACAAAAGGAACACCATATCTAGTAACAGGTACTGATCCTTCTGCTATGGTAGGTATACGAATAGAGTCAGGCGAAGCATGTTTAAGTAAAAGGTCTATGGTAGACATGGGAGAATATATTATTTATGCAGGACCTGACGGCTTAACTGCTGTACAAGGTGCTACAGCTACTGTTATAACTCAAAATATAATAACACCAGAACAATGGCAAGCTAGTTACTACCCTTCTACTATTACTGGTTTTAAATGGCAAGGTAGGTACGTAGGGTTTTATAACACGGGTTCTGGGTATGGCGGTTTTATATTTGATCCTAGAGAACAAGCTAATGCTTTTGTAAATTTAGATGCAAGCGCTCTTGTACGTGGTGGCTTTACTGACCCAGATGATAACGAGCTTTACCTAATCATAGGTAACAAAATCAAAAAGTTTCAGGGCAGCAGCACTGCTTTGACTTACAATTGGAAATCAAAAGAGTATGCACTTCCTAAACCTACAAGTTTTGGTTTTGCTAAAGTAGATGCAGAGGCTTACCCAGTAACAATAAAAGTATACGGAGATGGTAGTGTTATTTATAACGCCACTATATCTACTAGCGGCAATGCATATAGCGTAACAGGAACTACTCCTAGTTTTAGTGCTACTAATATAACTGAACCTATGGTTCGTTTACCGGCCAGTGTTCATAATACATTTGCTATAGAAGTAGAAAGTGCAAAAACTGTAAATGAAATCTGTATCGGAGAAAACATAGCTGAATTAAGAGAGGCATAATGGCTAAAACAAAATTACCTGCTCTTAAGAATATACCACCTAAAACCGATAGAGAGCTAAAAATTGCTCTCGACTCAATCAAAGAAGCATTAGAAGTAAGACTAGGCCAACGTGGTGACCCGCTAGATAGAGCTGTTACTCTCAGAGAGTTAGAAGACTCTGGTATTGTAAAAGTAAAAAATAAAAAGTTAGGTGTATCTGGTGGTATAACTACACCTCCTGGTGGTGGCGGTATAACCACACCCCCACCTGCACCCTCTCTTTTAGAAGCGTCAGCTGCGTTTACTACTATAACTTTATCCTGGACAAAAGCTAGTTACGGCAACCATGCTTACTCAGAAATATGGAGATCACAAGCTAATGATCTTGGTGGCGCCGTAAGGGTTGCAACTACTAATGCCTTCGTATACACAGATGAAGTTGGGTATAACACAGAACAATATTATTGGGTTAGATACGTAAGCGCTACGGATGTGGTCGGCCCCTGGAATGATGTAGAAGGTACGTCAGCTACTACAGCAGCTGATGTAGGCGCAGTCATGCAACAGCTTACTGAAGAACTAGCTAACCTACCTGGCTTTACTAATCTACAAAATGACATGCAAGTAGTAGTAGATGGTAATACTTCTAGTCTTGCTAGTGCATTAGGTACCTTAGATACAGCGGTAGACACCGCACAAACAGCAGCTAACTCTGCTGCATCAGATGCAGCTACAGCACAGACAGCAGCTAATAACGCACAGACAACAGCCAACAGCGCATCTACTGCTGCGGCTGCAGCTCAGTCAACTGCTAATTCTGCTGCTAGTGCTGCTAGCACGGCCGCTACTGCTTCTACTAGAGTTATAAAATCTACCTCTGCTCCTACGCAAAGAGATGACGGCTCTGCTATACAAGCTCATGACATATGGGTAGATACAGATGACAACAACCAGGTGTATGCACGTAACTCATCTAACAATGACTGGGAGAAATCAAGAGATGCTACTCTCGTGTCAACTGTAGGATCTACTAGTTTTTCAGGTACGACACTTACAGGTGCTATGGCAAGTGCCCAGAGTTCTATAATAACTATTAACAGTACTAATACCAGCCAAGGTACTGCAATTACAAATCTAGAAAGCACTGTAAACGATAGCTCTACCGGTGTAGCTGCTACAGCATCAGCCTTGTCTACTCTAACTACTAGAGTAACCAACACAGAAAATGCTACAACCACAAACACAAGTGACATAACAGCATTAGAAACTACAGTAAATGATAGCTCGACTGGTGTGTCGGCTCTTAACTCCGCCTTAAGCTCTTTGTCATCTACAGTTACAACACAAGGTAACAGTATTACTACAAATGCTAGTGACATAACAGCTTTAGAAAATACAGTAAACGATAGCTCTACAGGTGTAGCTGCTAATTCAAGTGCAATTAGTACATTAAATTCTACAGTTACAACTCAAGGTAACAGTATTACTACAAATGCTAGTGACATAACAGCTTTAGAAAATACAGTAAACGATAGCTCTACTGGTGTAGCCGCTACATCTTCTGCTCTTAACAGTTTGACTTCTACTGTTACACAGCAGGGTAGTGATATTTCTACAAACGCTAGCGATATCGTCGCTCTAGAAACTACAGTGAATGATAGCTCGACTGGCGTGTCGGCTCTTAACTCAGCCTTAAGCTCTTTATCCTCTACTGTTACAACTCAAGGTAACAGTATTACTACAAATGCTAGTGACATAACAGCTTTAGAGTCTACAGTAAACGATAGCTCGACTGGTGTGTCGGCTCTTAACTCAGCCTTGAGCTCTTTATCCTCTACTGTTACAACTCAAGGCAACAGTATTACTACAAACGCTAGTGATATAACTGCTTTAGAGAATACAGTAAATGACAGCTCGACTGGTGTAGCTGCTAATTCAAGTGCAATTAGTACATTAAATTCTACAGTTACAACTCAAGGCAATAGCATTAGTACTAACTCTAGTGATATAACTGCTTTAGAGAATACAGTTAATGATTCTAGTACGGGTGTATCTGCTCTTAACTCTGCTCTTAGTTCTCTGTCTTCTACTGTAACAACACAAGGTAACAGTATTACTACAAACGCTAGTGATATAACAGCCTTAGAGTCTACAGTAAATGACAGCTCGACTGGTGTATCTGCTCTTAACTCTGCTCTTAGTTCTCTGTCTTCTACTGTTACAACTCAAGGCAATAACATCACTACAAATGCTAGTGATATAACAGCGCTAGAGAATACAGTAAACGACAGTTCGACTGGTGTAGCGGCAACCTCTACTGCTTTATCTAATTTAACAAGTACAGTTACTACTCAAGGTAACAGTATTAGTACTAACTCTAGCGACATAACTGCTTTAGAGAATACAGTAAATGATAGCTCGACTGGTGTTGCAGCTACTTCTACTGCTTTGTCAAACTTATCAAGCACAGTTACGCAGCAGGGTAGTGATATTTCTACAAACGCTAGTGACATAAGCGCTCTAGAAACTACAGTAAACGACAGTACGACTGGTGTTGCAGCTACTGCTAGTGCTTTATCTAGCTTAACAACTACAGTCAATAACAACAGTGGTACTTTATCATCACAAGCTACTTCTATATCTAACTTAACTACTAGCGTAGGAGATAACTCCTCTAGCGTTACATCTCTACAGCAAGCAATAGCAAATGGTACGTCTGCCCAGGCTGCCTATGGTGTAGCAGTTAATGCTAACGGTGCTGTTGCTGGTATGTACTTGATGGTAGATAGCTCTGGTAATGAACAGAACAATACTTCTACATCTAACATAATATTTGAAGCAAACCAGGTAACTATACGTAACCCACACGGTAGTAACGTTACACCTTTTACTGTTCTTACCAGTACAGATAGTAACGGCAACCCAGCTGGTGTATATATAGATACTGCTTTTATTAAAGACGCCGCAATCTCTGCTGCACAAATTGGTACTGTCAGTGCGGACACAATTACCACAGGATCTATGAGTGCTGCACGTATAACATCGGGCACTATGGATGCTGCACGTATATCTGGTGGTGTTATACAGTCTACTGATTTATCTACTAGCGGTTCTACAACCATCAACGGTGACAATATAACTACAGGCACAGTCGATGCTCAGTTTTTAGATGCAGACCTTATAGTGTCCTCGGACCTTGGTTCAAGTGGGTCAACCGTGATCGACGGTTCACGTATCACGACTGGTCAGATAGATGCTGACCGTATTAATGTTACTGATTTATCTTTACCAACTGTAAACAAAAAAGTAACAGGTACTACGATAGGTGGTTTCCAAAACAACACTATGAGGCTAGCCCAAGTAGGAGAGATAGGAACAGAGCCTGGTGTATACATAGGCTATGTAAGGGTGTTTGGTGGCAACGGTCAAGTTAAAACATTAAGTATTGCAGCTGGAGATGGCACTTACGGTTCTTCTGGTACACAGTTACTAAGTACAGGTAATGCTTACGACAATGGGCCTAACTCTAGTACTTTGCCGATGGCCGATACTGGTGGTTTGCAATACCATTCTAATAGAGCTGAGTACTGGTCTGGTATAGCTAGATTCCAAACTACTAATGCTATAGCTCAGCTATCTGTTACTTTTATTAAAAGAAGTGCGAACACAGTCCCTACTAATTTATATGTACATGCCCAAGGTGATGGCGGAACTAGATATTTAACTAGTGTTGAGTACGCTTTCCAGAGACTTACACTTAATGAGCCTAATCAATTTACATTTACAGATTTAACTAACCAAGCTACTTCTACAACCTTTACATCAAACACTATTACTTTAACTGGTTCTGGATTCTCTGGTGGTACTGCTACAGTATCTGGTGGTACTGGTGCTCAGTACAAACTTAATAGTGGTAGTTATCAAAGCCCAGGTTCATTTACTGTGACAAATGGTGATACTATAACCTTGAAGAATCAAAGTAGTTCTAGTGGAGGAGTTACTACACACGTTACATTAACAGTAAATGGAATAACTGATCAGTACTCAGTAACAACTACAGGTGGTGGTTCACCACCACCATTTAGTCCACCACCAGGAGGCCCACTAGAACCATAATGGCTATACATAATTTTAACTACACCTACGAATTTGTAAGTTGTGAAACTACATTTAAAAGTGGTACTGATAGAACACCTATAGTGGCGCAAGTTGTTGTAGATGTTACCGCGGTAGATCAAGCAGACGATACTAAGACTATAACTATTAGAGAAACTAGAGCTTTAAATTATGGTTATTTACAAAGTGCAAAAACTTTACCTGAAAGTTTTATACAAATAGGTAGTGTAACTACTGACCAAATGATTGAGTGGTTCAAAGCTGGCGTATCTGATACAGATAGAGATGGCTACTATACTTGGCAACTCTATGGCTATGCAGAAATGGATGGAACGTGATAATATAAGCTATGGCGTACAAAAGAAAAACAACTAGAAGAAAGCCAACACGTAAAAAGTCTCTTACCAAAAGACAAGAGGCAAGTATGAAAAGGCATTCTAAACACCATACTGCAAAGCACATGAGGTACATGAAGAATCTTATGATGAAGGGTAGTACTTTTACTGCTGCACATAAGAAAGCACAAAAAACTGTAGGAAAATAATGTACGAGTATAAGTGTGGTGTAACTAGAATCGTTGATGGTGATACGGTTGATTGTGAAATAGACCTAGGCTTCGATATTATATATAAGTCTCGTGTCAGACTATACGGAATAGACACGCCAGAATCACGAACAAGAGATTTAGATGAAAAAGCTAGAGGTAAACTAGCTTCTAAGTTTTTAGCAGATCATATACTACATGCTGATAAGTTAGTAATACAAACAAAACTAGACAAGAAAGGGAAGTTCGGTAGAGTTCTAGGCGTCATCGTTGCAGATGGCGTGGATCTAAACCAAGCGCTTATAGATAATTATCTAGCTGTTGCTTACACAGGGCAAAGCAAAGATGACATAGAAGCACAACATTTAGCAAACAAGGAGGAGCTGTTAAAGCTTGGAAAATATGAAGAAGTTATTAACTAACATCGTAGGGAGCGTAGCTCCAACATTAGGTGCAGCACTAGGTGGCCCATTAGGTGGCATGGCTGGTGATGTTATATCAAAAGTTTTAGGTGTAGAAAACAATCCAGCATCGTTGGAAAAAGCAATTGCATCTGCTTCTCCAGAACAACTCATGGAGATAAAGAAAGCAGAGATAGCTTTTGAAAAACAAATGAAAGAGCTTGACGTAGATTTGTACAAGCTAGAAACACAAGAGAAACAAGATGCACGAAAGACTTTTAGCAAAGACTGGACTGCAAGAATTATAGGTATAGCCATGGTCGGTGGTTTTCTTGGTTATATCTTCCTCGTAACGCTACAGCCACCGGAGCAAAACAGTGAGGCCCTGATTAATCTCGTGCTAGGCTACTTAGGCGGCTTAGCGTCTGCGGTCATATCCTTTTATTTCGGGGCCTCCAATAAACAAGACTGATGGATTCAGCAGTAACCCTTATACAAGAAGTTGGGTTCCCTATAGCAGCAGCTTTAGGTTTAGGGTGGTTCATCTACAAGTTAATCATGCGTATCGTAGACGGCATGGAAACTAAACTAGACGTAGTAGATGAGAAAGTAGCAGAGCAGATTGCAGCCATAGAAGAACGCCTGGGGGGTAAACTTGATTCCCAGCATGGTATTCTGGTAGCATTAATAGATAGAATACGTAGCCTAGACAACGAAATCATTAGGCAGGACACGTTAATTAAAACTATTTTAGGAGTGCCGCAGCTAATTGATAGCAACAAGATAGCTAAGGCAGACAGAGATGACCAAAGGAAAGATTAGTTTAGTACTACTTTTTGCAGTTAGCGTCAGCGCTGATGAAATGGTGCACAAATTCAAGAACCCTTCCTTTAGTGGAGTAGGTACATCTTCGCATTATCTAACTATTGAGAACCAAGAATATAATAGGAAAGAAGCAAACAAGGCTGAACTGAAAGCCTATAAAGAACAGTTAAAAAGGGACGCCGAAAACACTACACTTGCCAGGTTTATACGTAACCTAGAGAGTAGAATTTATGCACAGCTATCTAGACAGTTAGTAGACGCATTGTTTGGAGAGACACCGAGTACATCGGGTGTCTTGGAACTGATGGGTAATACTATTGAGTATTCTGTAAGTGAAGACGGCACTATGATAACGTTGAAGATTACAGACCCAGATGGAAATACTACAGAAATTACCGTACCTATTGGTTCCTTTACTTTCTAGTTGCGCGTCATTACTGTTTGACCCGATAGAAAATAATATAAACCCTGTACGACATATAGAAGAAGCTACTATAGATGAGCTAGTTATTACTGAGCTTGCTGATGTTCGTACACCTACCAGAAAACCTACTGTTGCAGTGTACGCAAGTGCATTTACAGACCAAACAGGCCAGAGACTTAGCAACTCTATGTATGCAAGTTTCTCTACAGCTGTTACTCAACAGCCGAGTGCATACTTAATCAAAGCGTTGAAAGATGCAGGTAGTAATAATGATGGTTTCTTTACCGTGGTCGAACGTATAGGTATAGATAATCTGACTAAAGAAAGACAAATCATAAGAAGTGGCAGAGAGCAAAATAATGACATAAATAAACTAGGCACGCTTTTGTTTGCTGGTTTGTTATTAGAAGGTTCTGTTGTTGCTTATGAAGCAAACGAGACTAGTGGTGGTGCTGGGGCTCGTTATTTAGGTGTTGGTATATCTAAGGCCTACAGAACTGATACGTTGACGATCCAGCTTCGTCTTATATCAGTTAGTAGCGGTCAAGTACTGATTGAGAAATTAGTAACTAAGACCATTCTTAGTGTATCATTAACAGACGACGTGTTTCGCTTTATCGAGGATGGCACTGAGCTAGTCGAGATAGAAAGTGGTGTAGTTAGGAATGAGTCAGGAAGTCTTGCTCTGCGCTCTGCTATAGAAACCGCCGTGTTAGGAATTATCACGGAGGGTGAACAAGCTGGATATTGGAGCTACAAATGAAAAAACTCTTACCCTTACTGTTGGTTGGTTTTTTGTATGCAGATAACGAAGTATACATAGATCAGTCTGGTAACAACGCCAACATAGACGTTGAACAACTAGGCTCGTCTAATATTATCGGTGGCCTAAACGCTGCTACTGGTAACATGACTCCTCTTGACCTTGACGGTTTAAATCTAACTTTAGATATAAACCAAATAGGTAGTTCAAATAAATTTCTTGGTGACATCTTAGCTGATGGCATTACAGGTTTCTTTGAGTTTGACGGAGACAGTAACGACTTCACGATACAAGTAGACCCGACTGACACTTATGGTGCAGACGACGGTGACTTCAATGTAGATGTAACAGGTTCAAGTAATGACTTTACTCTGGACATAGGTACAACTGCTCTTGCTTCTACACTTGACCTAGACTGGGTTATACAAGGCGACTCTAACACACTCGACTTTGATATAAACTATGACTTAGGTACATCATATGTAGATATAGATGGTGACTCTAACACTGTGAACTTTAGTGGTAGTGGTAAACAAGGTGGATACTTCTACCTAGATCAGACAGGCAATGGCAGAACTTACAACATTACACAATCATCTACGTTGGCAGCCGATTGGCTTAAGATTATTTCTACTGGTGGTAGTGGTACTATGTGCGTCATTCAGAATGACGGCGGCACAAGCACCAGCTGCTAGTATTGGAGATATATCAGAGCTTACAGGCACTGCTGAAGTTATAAGGGATCAGCCTTATGGGGCTGAGCTCGACTTTCCTATCCAACAGATGGACGATGTACGGACCACTGTTGGTAGGATAGCTATTACCTTTTTAGATGATTCCATTGTTAAATTAACCGAGCACTCGAAGCTCGTCATTACTGAATATATCTACGACCCAGACCCATCTAAAGGTAAGATGGCAATGAAGTTTGCCAATGGTACTGCTAGATTTATCAGTAGCAAACTAGGCAAAATTGATAAAAAGAATATTAGACTATCTACACCTACGGCTGACATTGCTATTCGTGGAACCGACTTTACGTGTACTGTGGATGAACTTGGACGTTCGCTTATTATTCTATTACCTGATGCTAATGGTTTATCTAGTGGTGAGATACTTGTCACAACTGCAGCTGGTACTGTTACGCTCAACAAACCATACGAAGCAACAACTGTAGATGTGTGGGAGAACTCTCCTAGCAGTCCTGTTATATTAGATCTAACACTAGACATCATAGACAACATGTTAATTGTCGCTCCTCCGGATGAAGAAAACTTATCCACAGAACAATCCACAGCGTCCGTAGCAGATAGTGGTGCCATATTAGATATAGATTATCTAGAGTTTAACGAACTAGAACAAGACTACCTAGCTGAAGACGCCTTAGAGTTCACAGAATTAGATATAAATTTTTTAGATGTAAATTTCTTTGAAGACCTATTAGCAATCATAGAAGAAGTAGATCAGTTAAGTGCAGACAACTTATCCACAGGCACACTTGTACAAGGTACGGCTATAGGACAAGACTTAGAGACACAAATAATTACATTGCTCCAGGGCGAAGAGATTGCTTTCCAAAGAAAGGTTACGCAGAACGCTCAGTTGACCGTAGATGCTTCGCAGGGGTACACTATTATATTAATACAGGACGGTAAGTACCAACAAATTGTAGTGAACGGTGGAGGCAACTCTACTATAACAATTACACAGGGGTCAGGATGATCGGATTTACATGCGGAGCTTTTGATTTATTACATGCAGGACATGTAGTTATGTTTAAAGAAGCTAAAAAGAATTGTGATTACTTAATAGTAGGATTGCAAACAGACCCAAGCATAGACAGACAAGAAAAAAACCAACCTATTCAATCTATTTACGAACGTTATATACAACTCCAGGCAGTTAAATATATAGATGAAGTCATACCTTATGACACAGAAAAAAGTTTAATTGATTTACTAGAAAGCACAGAGATACATTTAAGGTTTATAGGAGAAGACTATGTAGATAAACACTTTACGGGCAAAGGCATGCATGAAGTGTACTACACAAACCGTAAGCACTCTTTCTCTAGCACAGAACTAAGGAATAGAAGATGAAGAAATGGTATTCGTATGTTGCAGTTGGGTTGTTGACTATACCTTTGTTGTTTAATTGGCAGGCACTAGAGGTACTTAAGTTAAAAACATTTGATGCTTTCGTACAGAAAGAAGAACCATCTGGCTGGTTTGTAACGTTAGATATAACAGAAGATGATGTAGCAGCTGCAGGTGGGTGGCCGTATCCGCGCCAGGACTTAGCACGTATTCAGTTAGATCTACTAGAAGCAGGTGCTTTAGGTGTAGGTTGGGTTGTTGCTTTTCCACAAGCAGACAGGTTTGGTGGGGATAAAGCATTTGCAGATGCCTTGCTACAAGGTCCGAGTGTTATTGCTACCTTTGAAGGTGGGGCTTCGTATGCTCCAACTACAGGCACAGTCATACTAGGAGATGGTATACCTATACAAGCTATAGAAGCTCAAGGTGTTATTGGCAATGTACCCGTGCTAGCAGAGTCAGCTTACCAGGGGCTGGCAGTTGCACGAACTGATGTAGATAATTTAGTTAGACGTTTACCTTTATTGTTACAGACACCTGATGGTTGGACGCCGTCGTTTGGTATACAAGTAATGAAGATGCTTGGTGGCGCAGATACGTACATTATTAAAGGGCAGCAAGGGCAGATCGAAGAACTAACTGTACCTAACTACGCACAAATACCTGTAGATAGCATTGGCCGTCGTTGGGTATCTTGGGTTGATACTCCAAGCACAAGCCTGGAAGAGATGGATGTACGAGATAAGTTTGTGTTTGTAGGTGTGAGTGCAAAAGGTGTCATGCCTCAAATAGCTACGCCAGTTGGATTGTTGTACCCACATGAGATACAAGCCGCATTAGCTGAGAGTATGACAATGGATGTACCAGCTATACCAGGCAATGCTCTACTATATGAATTACTTATATTACTTACTGTACTAACATTAGTCATAGTTATAATACGTACACTAGGGCTCGTCGGGACTTTAGTAGGGACCGTGGGCCTCGTATCGTTAACCGCGGTCGGTGGTTGGTACTTAATTGTATCTAATATACTTATAGACGTAACTTATAGTATATTATCAGTTATACTTATATCAGTACAAGAATTCTATTTACGCTTTAACGAACAATTTAAACTCAGACAATTGATAAAGAAACAGTTTGAACACTACTTAGATCCGAAACAAGTTGCACGATTGCAAAACAACCCTAACTTATTAAAGTTAGGTGGGGAAAAGCGTACTTGTACATTCTTGTTCACAGACGTTAGGGGGTTCACAAATCTGTCCGAAAAGTTATCTCCTGAAGAAGTAACACAAATAATGAATAAAGCTCTTACCGTACAAGTTGAATGCATTCAGGCTCATGGTGGTATGGTAGACAAGTTCATAGGCGACGCATGTATGGCCATCTTTAACGCCCCCCTCGATATTGATGAACATGAACGACGTGCCGTCGCCTGTGCCCAAGATATGCGTACGGCTATGCGCATGCTGCAAAAAGAATTGCCCGAACCGATTGCTATAGGTATAGGTGTTAATACAGGTGAGGCAGTTATAGGTAACATGGGCTCGGATAACAGGTTTGATTATTCGGCAATAGGAGATGCTGTGAACACGGCCGCACGATTAGAGAGTGCAACGAAAGAAGCTGGAGTAGATATATTAATTGGTGAGTCTACTGCTAAAAAGATGCCGTTTGATCTGACACTATTAGCCCCCATCAAAGTAAAAGGCAAAGCAAAACCTTTGAAAGTGTATACTATATAGATGCCAAGAAACTATAAACAAGAATACGAAAGATATCACAAGTCACCTGAGCAAAAGAAACGTCGTGCGGCACGAAATAAAATACGCAGACAGCTATTAAGTAGTGGTAGAGTTAGAAAAGGTAGTCGTGTTGATGTACATCATAGAGATGGAAATCCAGAAAATAACTCTCCAGGCAATATTGTTTTGCAAGATAGGTCAAAAAACCGTTCTTTCGCCAGAAATAGCAAATCTGGGAAAAAATGACCTCACAGAATGGCGTGTAACGCATTTTGTTAGGGTACCTAAAGCCTTAGGTCCAAAACTATATGAAATCGTTTGGCGGGCTTGTACGTGCGTCCTCTGCGTTTTCTTCTTTTTCGAGTGTTTTAATGAGTCTTTTTAGATACCATTCGGCTTTTAAGACATCTTGTAGTCCTTTTTTGGCTTCGTAACGCCACATATACTTTTGAATGTTACCTTTAAGATAACCCTTGAACGCTTCAGGGGTCATGCTTTCTTCGATTGCCACAATACATTCCACGTTTCCTGTGTTGTAATGCGGAGGTGAGTTTACATAATCAGTCATTTGTTTCTCCTAAACAAAAATGTGTTAGTCCTTCTACAAACATTGTAAAAGATATAGCTTGTTTTTGAAATTGTTTTAGTGTGATGTGTGTGAGTGTAAAGTCTTCAGTAATGTACACGAGATCCCCAGATGCAAAAACTACGTACGTGAAGACACCATGTTCTTTCTGGCGAGTAAGCCAAATGCGCTGTTGCTCAGATAAGTTAATTTTTATTTTTGAGTTAAGCTTTGCAGGCAAGTCTTCTTTGTACTTATATTCGATCCAACAATGATTGTTAGGACCTGAGTAGTAAGTGTCCGATACACCTCCGTGGTAAGGGTCGTTGATCTTCCACCTATAAATTTCTTTAGGCAGTTTTCTGTGAACCTTATTTATGAACTCCTTTTCACGCACATCCTGAGTATAGCATACGTACTTGGATGCGACAGTATATGTCGCACCCGTACGAACACTTACCTAGGACTTAGCAAATGTTTTGTTGTAAAAACCTTTTGCAATTTCGTAAGTTTCTTCTTTCAACCAACCAACGTTAGAAACAGAAATGTTCATGAACCGTTGTCCAGCTTTGTTAGCTGTTTGCACGGAAGACATTTTCCATAAAGAAGAGAATCTATCGCCCCCTAACTTAGCAATTTGTGTGTTCCATTCTCTAGAAACTCTTAGTTTAGAGATTGAACAGTCAAACAAGAAAGGTATATCTGATATATCTCCTGTCTTTTCATCTACTTTTAACAGTGTATGAGTTTGAGTTCTGTTTATATCATAGTCATCTACTTTAAGACCTTCATCTTCTAGATGTTGTAGTGCTTCTGCTTGAGAGTTAAAAGTCCCTACAAGACCACCACCTTTTTCTAGTTGTTTCCACACCACAAACTCTTCTTTGAAGTGTACGTTAACTAGATAAAGTTCTTTACCGTAGTTTTCTTTGGTTACAGTATTGATGAAGTCACCTACTTTAGCGCCTTCAACATACTCGCTATGGTTTTCATCTACTTCGTTTGATAACTGTTGCAGCTGTTTCAAACGTGGTGTAGACAAATGGTCTGAGTTAATGTTTTCATTACCCAGATTTGTGCCATTTTTTACATGAGCAGGCATTGTGCTCGTTACTATACTTATATCATTAGACATAGAACGTTCTCCTTTTTAATCTAATATTAATATTATGCTGACCTGAAATTAATTCTGGTCAACTCCGTACTTTTAACACCAGGTACATCAATACCAAGTGTTATAAGTTCTCTGTAAGCCGTTGCAGACACACGTTTTTGCAAAAGCTCAAACTGACCTGTGTCTGTTACGTGCTGGTGCAATGCATCCCAATCTTCTACAGTTGGCACAATCTCATTTTTAAGTGAAATTGTACAAATATCATTAGAGATCTTGTCGAGCCCTTGCTCTTGCATCCTAATAGATATTTGACTTTCTAGTTCGCGTTGCTGTGACTTCAAAAGCTTTTCTTCTGACTGCACAACTTTGATTTGGTTACGAACTTTAGCTGTTTCTGCTAATAAATCATTTAATTTTTTCATGATACCTCCTTTAAGATATGTAATAAGTTTTCCATACGACCTAACTTAGTATTAAGTTTTTTATACACCTCAGGTTCCCAAGTATTTCTAGCTTGGATGAGTATTGTTTCAGTCTTTTGTGTTTGGCCTGCACGATAAATACGCTGGTTGAATTGTTGGTAATGCTCAGCATTATATGTAGGTGAACACCAGATTACTGTATTAGCTTTAGTCAAAGTAAGACCGTGGCCGGCTGACTGTGGGTGACAAAACAGAACTTTAATTTGTCCTGCTTGGTACCTAGATACTATGTCTTTTCTACGTTCAGCTGGTATAGAACCATCAATAATCTCAAATGTATAACCTTCTTTCTGTGCTAGTTCTACTAGTGCATCACGTTCGTGTTTCCAGTTAAATGCTACGAGGCTGTGGGCCCGTTGTCCGACAAGTGTCATAACTATGTCGTATCTTTCTTGGTGTACGAACTGGACAACACCGTCTTCATCGTACACAGCACCTGTTACAAGTTGTAGCAGTTTTTTGACACGAGCTGCTGCATGTACAGCGTTGACTGTACCTGACTTAGTATACAAGACAGACTCATCTGCCAGCGTTTTGTATTGTTTTTGTACGTTAGGAGTTAGCTTAGTGTTGACTGTACGTACAATGTTATCTGGTAGATCCATGCAATCAGACAGAGCAAACCGTATGGATATGTCAGATAGCTTGTTAGCTACAGCTTCTTCTATGCCAGGCTTATCAATCCATTCATTAGCAAAGCCATTGAACTTTGGTGTACAAGCTTGGTGTCTGAATGCATAGAACCTAGAGCCCAGACGTTCCCCGCCATCGACGAGGAAGACTGGATGCCAGATATCTAGAATAGTATTACTATTAGGAGTACCAGACATGGCAATCCTATTAGTAAAATATGAGATAATTTTGTTGAGATTTTTACTACGTTTGGCTTCTCTATTTTTAAAAGCGGTAAACTCGTCAATAACGATTGTATCGAACTGCTTACAATACTGTGGATTTTTTTGTAAGAAGTTGACAGCTTCAAAATTAGTGATGACCATTTCGTTTGTATCATCTTCAAATATTTTTGCACGATTTTTTGCATAAGCTACTCCATATTTTATTTGAGGTTGGAACTTACTTATGTCCTCCCCCCACGCTGCTTCCAATATTGAAAGTGGCGCCAAGACTAATGTCCTGCCTCCAAGTATAGCATGCGCGTCTAGCACTGCACGTGTTTTACCAGTGCCTGGGTCTGACGTAATCAGACAACACTTGGTGTCTACTATAAAATCTGTTGTTGTTTTTTGATGCGCGTAAGGCGCAGGGATATTATTATTTATCATCTATACTCCACCATTGCGTTCGGTGTTATTTGGGTGAACGCTTATGTAATGTTAATTATACTTAACTTATGCCCCATTCACAATGGGGTTCTGGACCTTTGCCAAAAGAACACCACCTACAGTTGTAATTACTTGGATTAGGTGGAAATTTAGTAGCAGTAGTCATAGCTACAGCTCGCTCATGTAGCTTTGGCATAAACACCATAGCTTCATCTCGCGTGTAGGTTTGCTCCATCGTAGTTCCATGATCTAAATACCACATTTCTGTGTTAAGTATTTCTAAATCAGGATACATGAAAAACGTGCCGATAGCATAGATGAGCGCTTGTTGGCTGTGCGCGATTTCATTGCCCATCTGTTTACCAGTTTTGTAATCTATAACACGAGCTGATGTTTCGGACTCATGTACCAAAGCATCTAGTTTGATTCGTGCCCAGGTGTCGGGAGAAATCCAACCTGTCGGTTCCCACTTTTGGGTAAACCCCCATTCTCCTTCAGTTTCGACTTTTCCATCTGCAAAAAGTTGTTTTAGCTCTTCAAAATTTTGAGAAAATTTTCTGAGTGCTTCTGGTAATTCGCCTAGTTCAGAACGTACGAACTGTTCTGCTTGATCATGAATCCGAGTCCCACGCTCCGCTGCAGGACCAAAGTCTTCTTGTACTCGTTTGACTTTAGATATATAAGTTCTATATGCGCAAGACTCGAAGGTTTTTAAGGCCGAGTAGGACCATGCTGGTACTAGACCTAGTTCTAAATCCTCCGTGACCTCAACTGTTGAGATTAGGTCTGGACGTTTGGGTGATGTTAGATTCTCCATTCTCTAATAAATTCAAATCCCTTTCGTCGAAATGTTCTTTTATTAACTGTTCTCGAACATTATTGTCTATTTTCCAAGTTAATACAACCCCGCGTGGTATACCAGCGTTACGATCTTTACTAATACGTTTACGTGCTGTTTTAATATTTAATCGTGACATAGCTTTAGAGAAGTCCCTTTGTGACATTGTATTACGACTGTCTGTTAAGGTATCGTACACAACTTTAAAGTGAGCTAGTGGTATTATTGTTTCATTGCCAAGACTAGCTATCCATTCTTTTACATACCTTTGTGATGTGCTTACGCCACCAGCATCAAAAGTGTTTGTAAGAGGTATATCTAACACATCTGTAAAGTACTCAAGGTTGCGTGTACGAATTGCGTTTGCAAATTCTTCAAGAATAGACATAGATACTTCTTTCATTTCTTTCTTCGCGTCATTCTCCAGCGCTGTGTGGGCCATACGTACGTCAACTTTAAATTTATTTAACACGCCTGCAAGAATATATAACTCAGGTTCTAGTGCATTTAAGTTTTCTAATAACTCTGGAAAAGCTTGTTCTATTTTTTGTTCTTGTCGTGGTGCTACGTTGTACCTTCTGTCACTGTCTTCAATCTTGACTGCGTCTGCTCTGTTTGTAAGAAAAATAAAGTTCGTGAAAGATGGCAGCTCGATCTGGTTTGTACGCATAGCTCTAATAGTTAAGTTAGGTTCTGTAATTTGATGTTTTAGTTTATCGGCCATTTTACCAACAGATCCTGAGTCAGCCATACGAAACTCATCAACTACTAGAAACAATGCAGTACGCATATATAAGTTGAATTGTTCTTCTATATTTTCTAAAGCTCTCATTGGTGTCTGCATTTCACCAAAGAGTGGTTTTAATATTTTGTGTACAAACAAACCTTTACCAGTGCCCGGTATGCCCGTAAATATCCATGCAGTCATTGTTTTCTTTCTATATTGGTATATGTAAGCCAACCAATTCATAAAGTGTTCAAACTCAGGTTTGCCATTACCAAGCGCATGCATCATAAGTTTGTAGAAATTAGGTGCAATCTTTTGGATCTGAATGGCTTCACCGTACGATAACTCTTTTACGTTTTCTTCGCTACGTATCATGTATGGTGTACGTCTAAATAAATTTACTGAGTATGGAACGGTCTCCAGGTCAATACCTTTGTTACTGCTAGGATCGAATACGACACGAGCATCAGGAACAAAGTCCATGGCAGGGCGACCATGAGACTTAAGGAAATCATTAATAGAGCTTTTGCCCGTTGGTGTAAGGGGATACTCATCGTCAAATTGTTGTTTTGTTTCATCATACACTCCGTTGTAATAGGTATCTGTGAAAAAATCACGTAATACAATTGGTTTCTTTTTAGTTTCGTTATCTATCTTGTCTGCAAATATTTCAAAGATACTACGATAGAAATCTGGGTCTGCTTTTTCTATTTCCCATACAGGTTCACCTTTAAAGTTGTACATGTAATGTGGGTTGGTTAGTAAAAAGTAATAACCTCCGCTGTCACCATTGTTTACATTACAGTTAACAAAAGGTTCGGACACGCGTGTGATCTGGATGGTCATCTTGTCTGGGTTTTGCAATACTTCGTGTGCTTCTCCAGCAACGTTGACCGTAGTTACTTTACCTACTCTTTTAGGAAGGTTGTTTTTCTTCCTTAAATTGTCTTTAATCTGCAAACCAAGGGTGTGTACCTTTTCAGGATTGACACCAACCAAAGACGAGGAGATTTCAAGAACAGGCGAACCACGGTCAACCTTAATGAACCTACCTTTAGGGTAGGGATCTTCTACATTGTTAAACTTGGGAGTTGCAATGTAGATTAACTTACTGTTGTCAGCCACAGATGGGTCTAATATGTACGAAAGACTTTGACCATTAGCTGATAACTTAATTTGTTCTGCAAGAAATTCTGTTTTGTAATTAATCATACGAATAAAATCTTTTAGAGTCTTTGGATGTACAGGCATATCTAATAGAAAGAAAAGGTGTAGTGACACAGTATCTTTCTTAAAACCTAAAGACGCACTAGCCTGAGCGATATAACTTACATTATGAAATACTTCTGGAAGTTGTAAGACAATCTTATCGGCCAGTGCTTGTAGGTCTCCTGGATTAGATGTATGTAAACCGTCTACATCCAGCACTAACAGCTGCGTAGTTTTTGCACGTTCGGACATAAAAGCCCGGGGTTCGTTGTCCAGTGTTCGTTTTAACGAACCCTTGTGTAAACACGCACCTTTGTCAGCTTGTTTTGTTAGTAATGTATATAATTTGTTTAGTCCTTTTTTATCTACAGATATATCAAAATGTTCTGAACTAAAGTCTTTGACTAGTGGATATGGCTTGATGCCGTCTTTTGATATTTCTTTGGACAGGGGTTTTTTAGCGTTTAAAAACACAACTTCCATAATTAAATCTCCTTATCTAAGTATACTTCCTCTCTATCTATCCGTACAGATTTGTCTGCCTGGAACCCTAGTTTGCATTGGGTAGGTGATATATTAGTTACCGTTACAGTACAGATTACTCTTCCATCCTGTTGTACGACAACCTTGTCACCTTTCTTTCGAGTCAGTATTAAGTTTTTATTTGTCATATACTTGGCTTACGCCTCCCTCAGCGTCGAGTGGTAAATCTTGACACCACTCTGGGGCTGTACGCATGATTTCTATAATTTTATCCATTGTAGCATCAGCATTGTACTCTGAGCCAATAGCAATTATTTCGTCATGTACCTGCAAGACAATGTCTACTTCAGGTAATGCTTGTATCTCTAGCATCTGATCGGTGATGACCAGCCTAGCTAGTGCTTGTACGACATTTTCTGTTACGCGGGGACCGTGTGTACGGATCATTTCACGTTCAGTGTTGTATAAAAATTGACCAGCTTGGTAACGTAAGCTTGGATAGCTTAGTCGCATGCCATTTGGTAATTCTAGTGCGTGTCGTTGGATCGTAAGGGGCCCGTACTTTAGTCCGATACCACGTGGGTTAATCATCTGAAAGAGGGAATCTTTCATACCTGACCAGAGCCTTGGTATGTTTGGATACATGCCACGATACTGCATAACAATAGCTTGGGCTGTAGCATCTCCTACGTCCACGGATGGGGAGCCAGTTTTTAGCGTTGCTTGGAACTTGTCGGCTCCCATACCGTACCCGAGACCGAGAATAGCTGTTTTACCTACGTATCTTTCTAGCTTGTCAGTTTTTGTAATCGTACGCCCATATATTTGTGAAGCAAACTCACAATACACATCGCGACCTGTAGCAAAAGCCTGAACTAGGTCATGTTCTTTAGCTAGCCATGCGAGCATACGTGCTTCAATATTAGACAAGTCAGCTATATAGAGCTTTTGTCCTTCAGGCGCCATCAGTGCCGTACGTAACTTTGAACCCCGGGGGAGGTTTTGTAAGTTAATTTTATCTGAGCCACCGAATCTGCCTGTGTGTGCGGCATAGTAACGCAGCGGAATACTGAACGTACCGTCAGGGTTGGTAGAATCTATGAATCGTTGTGCTCTAGTTTCTTCGATACGAGACTTTACCATCTCCCTAGCATCCCATATGTTTTTATGTTCTGGATACATGTTGCACATCTGTATGTAAGCGCTGTCGTTTTTACCGAACGCAGGTATTTGTTTGCCAGTAGTTGGGCTTTTCTTTGTAGGCACAGTTATACCTAGCGATTCTAGATGGTCTTTAAACTTTACTTGTGATGCCAGTACTTCTCGTGTAACGCCTGAGTCCTGGATTGCTTGTTCTGTGCGTGTTGTTATGTCATCTTTGTACGCTATCAGTGATCCGCGGTCCAGCATAAGCTTTGGCTCTACAAACATACGTACAGTTAGATCTATAATCTGTAACTCTTTGTCTGGATAACCAGCGCTGTAGTTTTTGAATAGTTCGTACGTCAAGTCGACGTCCTGGATACAATAACCGCCGATCTGTGCATCGAGCTCTGGGTCCAGGTCACGTACGCCTTTGGCATTTACAAGTTCTTCACCTTTACGTTTTGTTTCGTCGTTTGGAAACTCTCGTTTGCACGCATTAGCAAGGCTTGCGGACATGTTTGGATAGAGCCCACGGGACATGGCCGCAGTATCATAATAAAAAGCAGGCCTGTAACCATAGTATTGTGTCAGTATGTAGGCATCAAACAAAGTGTTGTGGCATACAACAGCAGTCGCTGCCCAATTAATTTGTCCGAGTATTTCTGGTGTTTCTTCTTCGTTGTACCATTCGGTTGGTCCGTCTTCTACTTTGATACCAACACCCCATACTTTAAAGTCTGGATGGTTGACATACTGTACGGTGCTCATTTTAGTGAGAGACAGTTGTACGTCGTAGTAAGTCTCAAAGTCTAAGTAAATTTTTTGCATATCCACTCCCATGCTTTTTTAAGGTCAGCGTTAAGGCTTTCTAACATCATTGCTATATCATTCAACTCTTTCTTCATCTCTTTTCTCCAAAACTACAAACAAGTCGCAGTGGTTTTCTTTTGCTAAGTCCATATCGTTATAGCAATCTATATTCATGTCATGTAAAACATCTTGTAGATTATCTAACATTTCGTGATGGCCATTATTGGCATCATATATTTTTACCCAGTGTTGTGGTTTACTCATAGTTCCTCCTTGAACTTATTCATTTTTGTACACCAGTCCTCATACTCGTTGCGTTTTGCACGTTCCCAGCCTATTTGTTTACTGGTATACATATTGTATGCAACAGAAATCTTTACATATTTCCATTGTATAAACGGCAAGTCTGCTGGATCGTTGTAAGTGTACGGATGTATAGGGTTACGTTTAACATAAACGTGGGTTGGGGGCATCTAATTACTCCGTTAATTAAACTTGACAAAATCCATTTCTGTCTTTATGACTATAGATATTACCTAATAATGGGTAATAACACAAATGGAGAAACAATATGGCAACATATAAATCAGACATGGTTAGTGGTAATCAGTCATTCAAACCGTTCCCAAGCGGAGCTGTTGGCGTAAGATACGCTAAGTTTGAAGCTAGTACTGCATTAGCATTAAACGATGTTATTCAAATAGTTGACGTGTTCTCTGGTGAAACTGTGCATGATGTAATTATCAAAACTGACGACCTAGATACAGGTACAGCATTAGTTCTCGACGTAGGTGACGGCTCAGACGCTGACTACTACATCGATGGTTCTACTGTTGGCCAAGGTGGTGGTACTGATGAGAAAGATGCTAATGTAGCACCAAAAGAATATTCAGCTGACGATACGATTGACGTTCTCGTACAAGTCGCACCTGGTGGTGGCGGTAAAGGTACTATAGAAGTCTGGGTATACGTATCCTAAAAAACGCATAGCCCAAGCCGGGACACCGAATCTTGGGCTATACTGATGCCACTCCTTGGCATGTTCAAAAGCGGGGGAACAATGTGCATTCTGGTCGCGAGCCAGCTAGACTATTTGATTACACACGCTAGTCATCACTATTTTGGTGCAACCCCCTATCCCGCAGGAAACTAAACTTTAAAAATTGAGATAACCGTTAGATCTGTGTAATTACTCACATACGAACCTAACAGTTACCTCTCGAGGTAATTACTCCCCGATTTTAGTATCAAGTTATATCTTAGACTATGGGGTTTGATATAAACCCACGCGCGTAACTTCAAATGATACTAAAGCTAAATGACTCTCTATCTCCACACACATTTGCTAGTAGGCGGCAAGTTTTAAACTAGTTATAGCGCGCTGTGCCTCAGTCGGGTGGCTCTTCCTCAAGAGAGTCAAACTTAGTGCAGTACTGGACCTTGCATATAGCCTTCTTCAACGAATTGTTCCCATTCGCCTTGGAAGCCACAAGCAAGTAGTATGCAAAGTTTTACATCATCTTCTGTTAGATGATGTTTTATAGATGTAGCTTCGATACCTATTTCCATAGCTTCTTCGCCTACATCCATCATGGCTGATTTAAGTCTACCCATATTCGCTCCTTGGATAATACTCATTGAACTTCATTTCTGCTTGTTCAGGTGTGAGTATCTTTTCATTATACTGTTTACGTTCAAAGTTAACAGCATCTATCCAGCTGCTCATATTAGCTTCATATGAGTAATCTGGGTTGTATTCCCATAGTTTTTCTTTCACAATTGCTTCCCCCATCAGTCATCTCCTAATAATTTATTAGTTAATATTACCTCATTCATCTGTTCTTTCAACTCGTTAGGTATAATCTGATCTGGTGTCATACGATTAGCTTGAGCTGGTTTCTTTTTAATTAACATACGTTGCATGTACTCATCAGGCACTAAATCTTTACCGCCAGGCCACTCATCAATAAATCTTTTAAGCGTTGTTATTTTGTCAATATATTCTTTAAAGGTTTCTACATCAGTATTTACCTTAATTTCTATTTCGCCTATCGGTGATAACTGTGCGCATAGTTCAGGATCCGTAACAATAATTGCCATGTTGCCTACGTTTGGTGCGTATTGTGTTTGGCCCCAACCTCTGTGGTATCTGATTGTAAGCTCAGTCGGTGCATAAAAAGGTTGTAAGTCTGTCAGTTTTACAGGAATATCACCTTCTACAAAGTTATCAGATGCTGGACATATTTTACCTTCTGTGTATTCATCTTTGTACTCAGTGTGCCAGTTATGAATGTAAGTGCCATCTTCAGCTGTTGGTCTGTTTGGATTACAAATAAGACCAAGCTCTGTTGATGTTGTAACAATATGTTCGCTTACTTTGTTATTGTGATTGTATGAATAACCATTAGTTACATATCTATTTCTGACAGCGTCTAACGTTTTAGCATGTGCCTCTTGTAGTTGGCACAGTACCGAGAACTGTGGATCGTTGTCCGTGATTCGATTTACAATAGTATCGATTGCACCTTGCACGTTATGTGCTTGACGGTACGCACTATACAATTGTTGTT